GCCACGTGCTCGCCGGTTACGGCCAGGGCATGAGCGACAACGGCCGGGCCGATCGATTCTGCGATCCTCGCGTCCTACAGCAGCCACCTATGTCGGCCCAAGAGGCGGCCGATCTGATGGCGCTGTTCGAAACTTTCACGTCTCGGAGTTACGTCTACGGGTCAAAACAGCTAGCGAAGGAATGAACGCATGAACCAGCCAGCTCAGCAGATCGAGCCGTCCAAGCCGGCGGCCAACAACTGGAAACAGATCGCCACCATGATCGGCATCGCCGCAGCGGCGGCTGCTGGAGGCGGTTACTTCGTCGGCGGCGAGGGAGAGTCGGCGGCGCCGGTCCAAAAGACCGAAGTCAGCCAGCCGGCCGATCCGCTCGTCGAGCGGATCGACGCGATCGAGAAGATGCTGACCGAGACCAAGGAACAAGAGGCGTCCAACAAGGACCCGCTGGCCGTCAAGCTGGTCGCGCCGAAGGCTGTTGTCGCCGGATCGATGGTCGACATCATCGCCAACGTCGTGGGCACGGCCGACAGCTTTCACTTCGAGATCGTGCCGCCGGTCGACGGCCTGCGCCCGACTCCCGATCCGTCGCATATGTCATTCGCCAGTGACGAGGACGGTGACTACATCCTGTTCGTCTCGGTCTCGGGTCCCAACGGTGAGGTCGCGAGCGACTGGCGCGCGTTGACGCTGACGCCCAACACCTTCGACGTCCCGGTGCCGGTGCCAGTGCAGGTGAACGCGGAAGGCGAACCGGTCGAACCAGACGAGCCGGCGGGCCCTCCTGTTCCGCAGGTCACGCCGCAGCGACTCGAGTTGGCCGACACCGGCATGACCGACTTCGCCCGGGCGATCGAGAAGCTGATCGTGCAGGTCCAGTCTCCCTCGATGGCCGCGGACGTGCCCAAGGTGGCGACCGCCTTTCGGATGGCCGTGAACGCCGCCATGTCTGGTCAACTGAATGACCAGACGCACTACCAGTACGTTGTGGAGTATGCCACCTCGCAGTTGGGCGACGCCGCTGCTGCGTGGGAACCGTTCTTTACAGGCGTCGACAAACTGCTCGGTTCGCTGGAAGCCTTGGGGCTGATCTCCGACAACGAGACCGCGTGTCTCGCGCTGTCGGACGCCGCCACGGTGCTGGAGCGAGCCGGCCCCTACTGAGAAGGAGCTTTGCCATGAAGTGCATGAAGTGGTGGTCCGAGGTGCTTTGTTCGCTACCGCCCGTTCGAGTGCTGTTGCTGCTCGTGATCGTCTACCTACTGATCTTCGCGCCGCACACCGTCTTGGCTCAGTCCAACCAGTGCGGACCGCGGACGGTGGACAACTTCAACGCCGCCTTCCAGAACGCCCAGGTGACGACGGCCACGACCGCCTCGGGGGTGGTTCCGGTGCAGCAGGTCGGTCTGTTTGGTCGCCGTGGAGGTCGCTGCCGTAGCGGCAACTGTGGCAGTAGCAGCCAGGACATCTCGGTCGAAGTCGAGCGCCGCTTCAGCGGCCAGGCCGCGGCGCCTGTGACGCCGCAGAACCAGTACAGCAACACCTTCGAGTATCGGGCGCATGGCTGCATGGCGCCGATGGGAGGCGGTTGCTCCTGCAGTGGCAGCGCCTGCGGTAGCTGCCAGGTCGAGGCGCAAGGCGCCGCGATCGACGACGAACTGATCGGCATGCTCCGCGGTTTGGGCGAGAGCTTGAACCAGATCAACGAGCGCGTCGAGAAGCTGGAGACGAAGAAGACCGAGGCCAAGTCGACCGGCTACTTCCCGGGCTACGACTATTCGATGCGGTACACGTACAACGGAGCGGGACCGGCTTACGCGCCCAGCTACGCGTTGGGGTACGGTACCCGCTCGGCGACCTATCGCGCGGCCACACAGGGGGCCTTGTGGGGCTACCCTCCCAAGCACTTCAAGACTCCCGTGCGATCGTGGCTGCATGGCGGCGCGCCGGCCGTCCAGCAGGATCGCCTCGAGACCGAGCTCTACAACCAAGCGCTGGGCTACTGAGCCCAGCCTGCCGTCTGCTTCTGGTTTGACCCGGAGGCGCCCCGGCCTGGGGCTGACTCACCCCAGGCTGGGGTAACTTTGAAATTCCCATGTGAGGCCCGGCGAGTGGCTTCGGCTGCTCGTCGGGCCGTGCCTTACCAAGGAACCTCGCCATGTGCACCGCCTCTGCCGCCGTTCAACCGAGTGGCTTGCTCTTCCGTCGCCGACGTCGCGACCTGCCACAGCCTGTCGACTTCCGTTTGGCTGAGCCGTTCTTGAAGATCGCCCTGTGGCGTCAGCTCCGTAAGTCCGACCTGTCCGCAGAGGATCGCGATGCGATCTGGTCGGGCATGGGCGACAACAACTTGCTCAACGCCGCCTATCAGACGATCGACGTCGAGATGGTGCCGCCGGACGGTCGCGATTGGGAAGGGTTCGCCGACTTTCTCGAGCGGATCATTCCACTGATCGTCGAGGCGATCAAGCAGCTTTTGCCCTTGTTCCTGGGCGGAATCCCGGCCTGATCACCGGCTCGCTCCTCCTGCGCCTGATCGCCATGACGGACCAGCAGCCAGGAGCCGATGGATGTCGCCGACCGACAGCGAACAGCTTGGTCAGATTCTCACACGTCTGACCCGGATGGAGACGAAGTTCGACGACGCGCTCGAGCGGCTCGAGTGCCACGACACGTCGATCTACGGCGACGGCTCGTCGCATCGGGTGGGGATCAACACCCGGCTCGATCGCGTGGAGCGGACCGTGAAGGACATGAAGCAGACCGAGCGGACGATCAAGGGCAGCATCGCGGCGGCGGTGGTCTCGGTGATCGGGGCCTTGGTGACGTCCATCGTGACGCTCATCTGGGGAGCGCAGAAGTAGCACATACCGGCCTGTGATGGAGACGCCGGCATGGATGGTCTCGAGCGGATGATCCGCCAGATGAAAACCAACGGCGAGGCGTTCTCGCTCTGCTGGGATGAGGACACCGACCTATGGGTCTGTAGCTGGACCGTGGGCAACGAACGCTTCTCGGCCGTCAACAGCGACCCGGTCGATGCCGTGGTGGACGTGCAGCGGCAAGCCGGCTAGGCCTCGGCCGGCACTTTGTTCCGCCACTCGGCCGAGCGTTGGATGGCCTTGCGGACCTGCTCGTGGGTGTAACGCCGCTTGCGTTTGGGGTCGCACGAGTTGCGCGGGTAGGGCTTGCGACCGTCGCGCTGGGCCTGCAGCTCTTCGATCATGTCCTCGATCTCGCACCAGCCTCGGCCTTCGACGTCCCGCCAATAGATCATCTGATCGATCAGGGCCCGCTCCTCGAGGTCGGGAATCCATTCGTTGCTGCCCGGGACCTTCTTCCAGCCGTAATTCGGGCCGCCACTGGTCGGCTTGCCGACGGCCCGCATCTGTTCGAACGTGTCCTTGATCCGTTGGCTCTTCAAGCGGCTGTCGAGCTCGGCGAAGACCACGCTCATCTGCAGGAACGCCAGTCCGTAGGGCGTCGTGGGATCGACGTCGGGCGTGACGAAGTGCACGCGGACGCCGCGTTCGATCCAGCGGTGGATCGTCAGCGAGAAGTCGCGGATCGAGCGGACGGCGCGATCGGCGTAGGCGAAAGCGATGTGATCGCCTGGCTGCAAGATGGCGTTGAGACGTCGGCCGGCCGGCCGCGCTCCCAGTTCCACCTTGAAAGCGCTCACCGACTGGTCGACGAAGAACCCGTCGCTCGACTCTTCGCCCTCTTGCTTCTCGCCCCACCAGCCGACAGGCCCCCACTCGACGCCTTCCAGTTTGCCCTGGTCTCGGCGGTAATCGTGCAGGCGGATGATCTGTGCGATCTGTGCGTCGATCGAGGTTCCCTGCTGGGTCGACTTCTCGTGGCTGACGCGGCAGTAGCCGTAGAAGTAGAAGGGGCCGGTACGTTCCTTCTTCGCTCGTCGTGGCATCTTGAGACTCCTCGTGTGGTGAAAAGAGCGGCCAGCCGGCGAGTCCCGAGGTGGAGTCTCACGTCACACCCCGGGCTATTCGCGCTTCACCAACGCTAGCCGGCTGGCCGCTCGCAACTGATTATAGGCCGCTCACGCGACCGCCAAGTCATCGAACAGGGACATTTGCTGGAACACTGGTTTGGGCGGGGCCTGCTTCTTGGGCCGCAGCGGACGCCGCACGAGCGACGGCTCGGGGCGTGCCTGGGGCATGGCTGGGGCCGGCGAGGCCTTGGCGCCGACCTTCTTCCAGCAGCGCGACGCGTCCAAGTCGTCGAGCTGATTCACGAGCGAGCGGGCCAGGGCCATTTCCATCGAGCCCTCGGTGCCGGCCATGGCCGCCAGTCCTTCGGCCGAGAACTTGCCCTCGATCGCCTCGGCCGCCGTGAGCTTCGTGCCCATCAGCGTCATGGCCCGGGCCTGCATGGTCTCTTCGTAGTAGAGGTAGAGCACCTTGCACGGCTGCTGCTGGCCGATCCGCCAGGCTCGCCGGCTGGCCTGCCGCAAGGTGAAGAGGTTGTAGCCGGTCAGATACCAGACAATCGTCGGGAAGTTGTAGTTGCCCTTCTTGTCGAACAGATCGATGCCGGTCTGGATCAACTGCGGATGGCTGATGATGCAGTCGTGCTCGGGGCCGTGCTTGGCGATCCAGTCCTCGCGCTTCTTCGTCTCGACGTTGGCCCGCAAGATCGTCGAGCTGATGCCGGCTTGCTCGAGCAGGACTTGCATCCGCTCGGTCACGTCGCGCTTGTCGGTCATCGTCGTGAAGAGCCAGGTCTGGCGGTTCTCCCGCTTCTCGGCCGAGATGAGCCGCACGAGCTCGGCCTCCTTGGGCCGCAGCAGATCGGCGTCGAGATTGGCTGGTTCGACGACGGGGACCCACACACGAGCGTCGCTGTCGTCGCTGTTTTCGTAGTAGCCGATCTCGCCCCAGCCGTACGGCTTGTCGCAGTAGCACAGGAGCGTCTGCAGCATGGCGCCCAGGAGCCGCTTGTCCCCTTTGGCGACCATTTGCTTGAGCGCCGCGGTCAGCAGCTCCTCGATCCGCCGATACTCGGACCGTTGCTCCGAGTCCATGGCGACCGGCACGACCTCTTCGGTCAGCGACGGCAGGTTGTCGGCCACTTCCTCGAGGCCCAGGAAGACCGTGTTGCCCATCAGGTGACGACCGAAGAACGTGGGCACGATGCCCGGGCGGACGTACTTCACCGTCCGCTGGCTCGACCCGCGGCTTTGGCGGTTGGTCTTGCCGCTGCCCAGGTCCTCCTTCGTGGTCACCTTGCGTTCGATGCGGCCGTAGCGCTCGTTGAACGGCATCCGGTCGGACCAGCCGAAGCCCTCCTCGACCAGCGACGTCGGCGAGAGGCGAAACCGGAGCGTCCGCAAATGGTCGGCGTAGCCGCCGATCAGCGTGCCGGTCATGGCGATCACGTAGCGACAGGCCGAGGCCAGCGAGCCCATCGCGTTGGCCTGAGCGGTGTCCTCGCCCTTCTCTTCGTGGCATTCGTCGACGATCAGGTAGCGGAACACGCCCTTGAGGTGCTTGTGGATGTAGGTGGCCACGGGCCAGCGATCGAGATCGTGGGTGTAAGTCCACAGGGCACTGCCGCACTCCTCGCAGAAGAGCCGCTTCTTGTCGAGCTCCTCGAGCGGCATGGGCACGAGCTGTTGGGTCTCGCTGTCCTTCTTCAAGACCGGGTGATCGCAGTGGGTGCAGAAGGCCACGCCAGGCGGCGTGGGACGCGTCGTGTAAGAGGAACGCCACTTGGCGCCGAGCTTGGCCCGGTTGTTCGAGACGATCCACCATTCGGGCAGGGTCGGCTTCTGCCGCCAGTTGTGTCGGGTGACCTGGCGATAGTCGTCGATGATCGTGGCCTGACAGGCGGGGATCGTCTCTTCGAGTTCGCGCTTCCACTTGCCGACCAGGTGGGGCGGGCAGAACACGAGCGCTCGGTAGGGCTTCACGCCGGCGTGGTTGTCGACGGTGAGCATGCCGCAGAGCGTCTTGCCCACGCCGCACTCTCCGCAGATCGTGAGCGACTTGTGCTCGCCGAGGCCTTTGGTGGACGCGGCGATGACGTGGGCCTGCGCTTCAAACGGCTCGCGCAGACTGATGACGCCCGCCGGCGGATGTTTCCCCGGCACGTGTAAGGGATGCACGGCCGCTTGGGCTTGCTCGCCGAGGAGCGTGCCGTAGCGGGCCATGTAGCCCTCCAGGTTGGTGATTTCTTCGAGCATCAGAGACTCCGTGTGGTGAAAACGATTGATCGGTCGGTCACTGGATGTAACCTTCTCCTCCGCAGGTTGGGCACTCTTCGACTTCGTCGTCGTGTAAGCTGCTCTCGTATTCCGTTCCTGTGCCGTGGCACTCCCAGCACTCGTCACCGAACGTCTCGCAGTGTTTGCAGACGACCGGCCACTTGCGCGACTCTTCCGGCGCTTCGTCGTTGCCGAAGTCGGGGTTGTCGATCCAGTGGTGTGACATCCCTTCGCACTCGACGCAATGGCGGCACTCAGTCTTGGGCATGGTGGTCTCCTTTCAGTCCGCGGTCGCGATCGCTTCACAGAGCGCACGAGCGACGGCCGTGTGGACACTGTTGCCGACTTGCTTGATTTGCTCAGCCTTGCTGCCGTGCAAGTCGTAGCCGACAGGGAAACCTTGGGCGGCCGCGAGCTCATCGACGTCGAGCATGCGGAAGCCGATGTCGGCGATCCCCAGTTCGTTCATGGTCTCGATCAGGTGCACGATCGCCAGGCCGTGGCGGTGCTTCGTGGTCACCGTCGAGAGTGGCTGTTCGACCGACTCAGCGCCGCCGTTCGAGTTGTACTTCGTGATGAACGGCAGGCAGACTGAGTTGCCAGGCTTCGTCACGATCGTCGGCATCGGATCGTCGACGCTGGTCGTCGTATCGTCGCGACGCCTGTTGTGAACATCGATCAAGAACGGCGCCACGACTCCGAAACAGTTGCGTTGCGCGATGATCGTCGGCAGTGGTTGCTCTGGCGGAATGTGACGACCGGCGCCGCGGCCCATGATCTGGTAGATCCAGGGCACGACGACATGACCTGGCCCGTGGTTGAGGCAGGCCACGCGCCAGTGATTGATCGCGGCCACAACCTCAACGTGGCCAGACTGGATCGCCCCGGTCGTGGTGCCACCGGCACCACAGAACAGGTCGACCGCTCGAAAGCGTTTCTTCATGCGTTTGACCCTTCGGTAGTTAGGCGGCGGCTTCCATGCGCAGCTCGCCGCGGTTGATGCCCAACGACACGATCTCGTCGAGCTTGCCTTCAGTGAGGTAGAGGTGCGCTGTCTGGCAGTTGACGCACTGGTGCTCTCGCACGTGCCCCTTCTCGCGGAGCTCGGATACCAGCCACGGCATCCAGGTCCGTAAGAGCGGCGTCGTGTAGCGATCGCTCGTGAGGTGCCGCCAGATCGCCTCGTCGCTGACGGTCAGCAGCAGGTTCTGGTCGGTGCTGATGACCACCAGATGCCACGTGTCGAGGCCCAGGCGGTGCTTGTAGCAGTTGTAGGGCTCGTAGCCGCGGTGTCCGCGGAACGGCTTGCGTCCCTCGACGTCGTGAAACGTCACCTGCGACACGCCAGCGCGGTTGGTCTGGAAGCCGGCCGTCACTGCCTTGACGCTGGTGGCTGGGCCGGCGACCGAGAGAATCTGGATCGGCTGGCTGTATTGCGATGTGTCCTGGATCGCCACGGCGTCCAGGTGCAGCGTGTAACACTGCTCGCCGATCGTGACGACTGCTCGTGGTCCGTCGATCATGGGGTTACTCCTGAGCAAACGTGTGGATCACGCCATCGGCGCCGACGGCCCGAACGGTCAACGTGATCCGCTCGGTGTAGGTGGTCTTGGTGGTCCGCGTCCCCTTGCTCTCGTCCTCTTCGACGTCGGTCACCTCTTCGACCTTCTTGGCCGTGCCGCGGACGACGTGCGGTGGTTCGCCCGGCGGGCAGACCAGCCCGTCGAGGTGCCCCGAGGCCAGGAGCAACGCCAGGTGTCCCTTGCCCAACGCCATCGGCGGACGCGGTAGAGGTCGCTCGGGTGGTGGCTCGAGCATCCGTCGCAGCGGTGACTGAGCGAACGCTGTGTCGAGCTCTTCGGGAGTGAGCTCGATCTTCCGCCACAGACCACGCGGCCCGTTGCTCTTCGGCAGCGTGTACTCCGTCCGACCAGTGACCAGGTCGCCCCAAGTCCGCTTGTCCGGGTTGGTCATCTCACGGCGCTTGATGCCGAATACGATCACCTCGCCGAACCGCCGGCAGTCCGCGGGGAACTCGACGCACGAGACGTCGTCGAACCAGGTCAAGAGCACGCGGCGGATCGCGCCGTCGCGCCAGACCCGCTCAGGGCAGACCAGACAGAGGATGCCCTTGGGCGCCAGGAGCGCCAGGGCCGAACCCAAGAACTGACCCTCGACGCGTTCGCCGCCGCCGATCTCGTCGTCGAAGGGTGGATTGCACCACACGAGCGAGAAGGACCAACTGCGAATGCGACAACCGAAGTAACTGGCCGGCGCGAGAAGCTGCGCTTCGGGCAAGCGCTGGCGGCACTTCTCCGCTCGACTCGACTCGAGCTCGATCGCGTGGACCAAGTCAGGCCGGCAGCCGAGACCATCGGCCAACTGGCCGATCGCCTCGCCCTCGCCGGCGCACGGGTCGAGGATGGCAAAGGGGGCGTCTGGCTCGCTCGGCGGCCGTAGATGGCGCAGTGCGAGCGCAACGGCGTCCGAAGGCGCGGGGTAGAACCCGCCCTTCATGCGTCCTGCGTGGCGCATGCGAGATAGCTCCTTAGTTGTCGAGTTATAGCGACACCGTCGCCCGATGCAACGGAAAAGGCCCGCGCCGGGAGGCGAATCCCGGTGACGCGCTTCGCGGGCTACGTGTGGACGTTAAGCGGCCGCTTCTTCGGCCTTACGCTGGTTGCAACGGAACTGCTCGTAGGTCAGGTTGTCGATGCGGCGGATCGACTCGCCGGGCGTCAGGATCGAGTAGCCGTGCTCCCCTTCGAACACGAACCCTTCGGCCTTCGACGCCAGGGCCACGTAACACATCCAGGCGCCGAACGTCTGCGGATGACCAGTCCGCGCAATCTCGCGATCGAGGCCGCGATCGAGGAACTTGAGCGTGCTGTGCATCCGCTCGACGTCCGAGAGCGTGCAGGAGTAGCGCTTGTAGCGGAGCTCCCAGCCATAGAGCCGGGTCCGATCGGGCTCGGCATCCGTATCCCCCTGCGACCAGACGAAGAGATCTTCCAGGTCGAGGTCTTCCTTGGGCGGCCACTTGTCGCCGTACTTGTGGACGAACGTGACGTCCTCGCGTTTCGACGAGTCGTAGATCACGAAGCGGCCGTAGACGTGGAAGCAATCGCAGCCGCCGTACATGCGGTTCGGCTTCTCGACGCGGACCAGGATGGCCGGCACGGGCCGGTGATAGAGTGACTTCTGTTTCGCCATCGTGAGACTCCTTGTGGTGAATAGGTTGCCCCTCGGTTGTGACTCAGGCGCCCGACATCTCGCGCCGGGCCTTCTCGATCGCGGCCTTCGAGACTTCCGGGTTGACCTCGGCGAACGGATCGTCGCGTCCCTTGGCCCTCGCCATGGCGTGGTTGACCAGCGCCCACGCATCACGCATCTCTGCACGTGCCTGGGGCGTGATCTCGTCGCCGCCAAGGTTCAGCACGGCGAACGCCGTGTCCGCCCAGTCGCACGCCTGCAGCAGTTCAGGCGCCCATGCGAACAACCGCGCATTCGCCTCGGTCGCGCTGCCAACGTCTCGAATTTTGGCCAGCGTCGGCGTGACTTCACGCTCACTGACGATGTAGAGCCCTCGCCCTCCATTTACGCCGAGGTCCCTGTCGAGAACCTGCCACGGTCCCGGTGTGTGGTTACTCATCGCGTTGGTCCTCCTGTCGATACTTGGCTTCGATTTCGTCATGCGTCAGGATCGGCAGGTCACGCTCACTGCAGATCAGCCGCCTGATCGCGTCGAGAACTTCGGCCTGGTCAAGCGACCATGAGCCCTCCGGGCACTCGATGTCTGGATCGAAGTTTGCCTGGGTATAGGCGCGTTCGAGCCGCTCCACGAGCTTCTTGGATTTGGGCTTTGTGTCAGAGCAAACAGTCCAAAGCTGAGACCTGATTTGACGCAGCATGGAGTCAGCCCAGACATCCGCGTTCGACCTACGAGCCATCACTTGGTTCCTCCTCGAATAGGTTCAGTTGGCCGGCGCAGCAGTCGAGCCCCTCGAGGAGCACGCGCTGGCGGCACGGTTCATCTTCAGCACGCCACGGCTTCGGCCGCGGCGGATCGTTCTTCAGCGTGAAAGTGTCGTCACTCAAGGCACAATCCCCTTTCTGTGGGCTTCGCCGAGTCGGCGTAGTCGATCGATCTCGGCATCCTCTTTCACGACGTCGAAGCTCCCGTCGGCGATCCGTCGTACAAGAGCGATCAGGTAGATCGGATCCAGCGGGTAGACCCGGCGTCGCCAGTACGAGTCGGCGGCACGACGCTGCTCGGTAGGCAAGGCATGGAACAACGCTCGAGCCTTGCGCCACAGTTGGGCATGTTTCAAGCGATGCTCCTGCCACCATGCTTCGAAGCCGGCGTCGAAGCCCTCCACGCGCTCGACCGCCGTTGGCTGCTCTGCCGCGACCTCTTCGGCGAACAGCGCGTACCGATCACGCTCTTGCGCCAGATGCTTCTCAGCAGCATCGACGCGTCGGGCTGTGGGCCTTCGACCGGTCGTGCGTGGTAGCTTCGTGTGGATCATGCCACGCACCTCGCCGCGGGACCGTGCTCTCGCACGTCGCACAGTTCGGCTTCGCATTGCAGCCGATCGAGCGCCACTCGCAGCGAGAACTCGCCGTCGCCGTCGGTGCCCCACGTCCGCCAGCCGACCGGCAAACGATCCTGGCCGGTCTCACGCTGCCACACGTCGGCCAGGTAGCCCTCGGCCGCAGCAGCGAACATCTTGCCGGCCTCGAAGCGGTAGATACGAAACCGCTGCAGCAGCGCCTTGTCGGCCTTCTGGATGGCCCCGGCGCCGTTCGACGTGGCCACCACGACGCATCGGTCCGGCAAGCGCTGCTCGAGCGCCACCTTGAGGAACCGCTGCACCTGCACACTGGTCAGCGCCTCTAGTTCCTCGACGACCAGCACCCGCCAGCCGTCGCCCAGCATGGGTTTCAGTCGCAACGTGCTCTCGAACAGGTCACGACAGCGGTCGATCGTCAGCTCGGTGCTGGTGACCACGTGCAGCCCCGACAGTTCGTCGAGGCAACCCAACTCGGCCGCCAGTGCCAGGGCCGACGTGGTCTTGCCGCAGCCTGGCGGTCCCTCGAACAACAGACAGCAGGCGTAGGGCCGCTCGACGAATCGCCGCAGCGGCACGACGCACGGTTGACCCACGACACTTTCCAGCGTCTTGGGCCGGTACTTCTCGCTCAGTCGCATGGGTGAGACTCCTTCGTGGTGACAGCGGGATAGAACTCCGGCAGCCTGCGCTCGCAGAGTGCCTTCGCTTCCCGAAACGTGAACAGACCGTAAGAGCCCCACGTCAGACGCCCGTAGCCGCAGATCTCCGCTGACCACAGCTTCCGTCCGTAGGGGAACTGTTCGACTTCGGCCACGGCATTCGGGTTACCTTCGGCAAACCCATGCCAGCAGCCGTCGAACACCTTCCGCCAGCGCAGTTTCATGGTGAGACTCCTATCGTGGTGAAGAGAAACGCAAACCGCAAGCGCGCCGTGCGATGGTGACCGCGGAGACTCGCGCGGCACACGGCGCGTTGTGCGGACCGCGTTAGCCGACCAGCTTGGCGCGAATCGCCTGAAGGCGCTTCACGGTCTCGGCCAGCTCCGCCGCGCTACCGTACTTCAGCACCGGCTTGCCTGCCCGCGGATGCGCCACGGGGACCAGCTTGGGGATCTTCGCGAGCTGCTCTTCGCTCGCCTTGGAATCCTTCGCCTTTTTCCACGCGGGGTTCAGATCCTTGACCGTGGCGTCCGCCGCGTGCGACTTGTCTGCATTCTCGACAACGGCACCGATCAAGGCGTCCGCGTTGTCCAGAAGATCGGCCAGAACGCGCGGCGTGAAATTGGGCGCGAATCCTTCGCCTTTGCCGACCACGCCATTGAGTACGATCATGCCCTTCGGCGAGACCGTGACGCGCACTCGGCCAGATGCCGCAGACTGGCGCTTCACGTAGCCTGCCTGCCATTCCAGGAACGCTTCAAGCGGCACGAGACCAGCGCGCAACGCGCCGGCCGCATCGTCGATCGTCGTATCGGTCGTGAGCTGAAAAGTTGTCGTCGCTGCCATGGTGTGAGACTCCGCAAACGGGTGAAACGTGAAACGGTCCCAGATACCGTATCGGAAACCGTCCGCCGAGTTCAATCATCCGCCGTCGGTCAATTCGACCAGGACCACGTGACAGCACAACGCCACGCCGATAACTCCGGCGCTGTCACGCCGATAGAACGTAGCCCAAAGAATCCGGCCGCGGTCCAATTTGGACACTTGGTTTTCGGGAATCGCGCAGACGGCGCGCGTTGACCACGTGCCACGCCTACGCCACGCATCACCCCACACAAGCGCCTACCATGCCACGACATACGCCACGCCACGCAAGCGCCACTATGGTGTCGACTCAATAGCGTTACTCGTGTGGCGACTGGATAGATCGCGCCGCGGTCTCGACTCGGCCGCAGACCGCGCTTGCTGGACGATGCCACGCCTACGCGTCACACGTGGCCACATGATGGGGTGAATAGCGGCCGCATGCATTCGCAAATGGTGTGCCAAACGTGCCATTTCTACCCCCGTTCGGTCGACGCAACGCAAGACTATAGGCCGCAACACGTTGCGTGGACCGATCGACCACCGGGAGGCCCCGTCGGCCCCCCCTCGACCGTGATTACGTTCCCCGCGAAGATTTTTTTCGCGCTGGTGGTCGTGGAGATGGGTGGTCTGGAGGGTGTTCGAGTCTGGGCGGGAGTGAGAAGGGTGTCACGAAAGCGGGCGCATTGACGTTGATGTCGAGCGCTTTGGTCGAGTTGACCGGTAGAGAGGCAGGCGCGCACGACCGCTTAGTAAAAGAAGGAGCGATCGGCCGGTTCCAGGGAGTGCACTTTACGGTTTATTACACGCCAGGCCCGAGCTCGCTGGGGCTTTTCTCTGGCACGGCGGAGTACGTCGCGCGTGACGTCTTGTCCGCCTACACCCGAACAGGAACGGCTGACGGTGTTTCGTCGTTGCCACGGGTTGGGGCTGTGAGCCGGCCCACCGTCAGGTCGGCGGGAGGTGAGATTAGGATTCTTGGCGAACGTCGTCAACGGAATTTTTGTCGTCGGTGGGCGGGCGGCGTGCTATCTTGCGAGTCGTCGTCTGCAACAACAAAGGGGTTATGGCCGGTCGAGAAATTTTGGGTGGCATGATGGGGAAGATTCAGCACGCGAGCTATCACAAGCCGCACGGTGGTCCGCGGAAGCGGAAGCACAAGAAGCGGCGGAAGGGTGGGCGTCGGCGTGGTCCTGGGATGGCGACGTGCCGGGACTGTGGGGCGAAGGAGCCCACGCTGCGGCACCTGTTTTCATCGACGCGTGGTTCGGCGCCACGGTGCAGTGCGTGCGGCGGTCTGCTCGATCGCGATGTGGACCTGCGCAAGATGGCGGCCGGTGAGAAGCGATCGCCGCGCGAGCCGTCGGTTCGGTCGTGCTTCTACGTGGCGTGAGGGTTGTTGCCGTAGATGGGCGGCTCGATGAGTCCGACGCGGTGTTGGAACTGGTCGAGGAAGGCCCAAACTTCGTCGAACCTACGTGCTTCGCCCATCCACGACTCGACTTTGTCGGCGAGACCGTCGACGGGCGCCGGCTTGAGCCAGCCGCAGAAGGGGAGGGCGGCGAGGAGCGAGCGTCTCGAGATCATTTTCTCTCCTTGGGCAGGCTGTCGCCTGTTTGTTTGCGGTGTTGGCGGCGGCCTTTGCGGACGTCGGGGACGCCGACCATGCCGGCGCCGACGCTAGTGACGGTCCAGCCGTCGACCCAGGAGCCGTCGGTGGCTTTGATTTTGAGGACGCGACCGGCTTCGGCGAATTTGGCGGGAATCCAGGCGACCTGGACGATGATGGTGCCGTCGTCGCGGCGGCGGGAGAGGGAGCACTGGAAGTAGAACTCTTTGTCGTTGGCGATGTGGCAGCCGTGCTCGTCAAAGTTGCTGGCCACGGTGAGACTCCAGCCGGCGTGGTGAGCGCAAAAAAGAAGCGGGCCGGTGAGCGTAGAGGCACTCGGCCCGCCTCTCCTGTTCGAGGCACGCTGTCGCCAGCGCACGCCGTGATAATACCGGTGCTGTCAGGCGAGTCAAGCGGACGGGCGCAAGAAAAAAGCCGCTCTCTGGAGTGCGGCGACGTCGTTTCGGGGCGGCGTCGTGCACAGAGCGGCGGGGCGCGTGGGCGGCCGCGCTTGAGATCGCCCAGGCTCCTTGGGCGGGAGTCTATGTCGATAGCCCCGGGGCTGTCAATGGTCTTGGATGTAGAGGCAACGGGTGATCAGCGTGCGCGCGGGCTCCTTCGGCACGAGGAGCGCGAAGGCGATCCGCCAGTTGGTCTTGTCGAAGAGGACGAGTAGGCCGTTGGCAAGGTCGTAGATCGCCCGGTGTTCGATCCACTCTTCGTAAAACGCTTCCCGTCGACGGGCGACCTCGAGGAGACCGTGGTACTGCACGAACTCCATGTCGGTCATGGGTCGAAAGCCGTACGCCTCGGCTTTGACGTTTTGCAGGCGGGCCAGTTCGTCCTTGGCGTTACCGACGTCCCGTCCCGTTGCTAGAACCTTGTGCATCGGCGTGCAGAAGTACGGGACCTCCAGGCCGCGGTTCTTCATCATGTTGAAGATGTAGGCAGCCGTGTCGCGCGTGAGAAGCGGCGGCGTCCCTTCTTCGCGATAGAGCGGGAACAAGACGTCGCCAGTCTTCGTGTCGAAGAGGTACTCCGAGCAGTCGGTGACGCCGACTTCGAACGGCGCGCGAGGCGGGTGGAACTCGCCGACCGTGGCGAGGTCGAGGGCGCCGGTCGAGTCGTTGTAGGAGATCTGATTGCGACTGGTCTTGCCCAGCAGGGTGGCCGGCAGGGCGAGCACCGCGGCGCCGGCCTGCAGGAGAGAGCGTCGGGTGAGCATGGTGGCTCCTCGAGTTGGGGGTGGGCTACTTTGTAGCCACTGATCGGCCGATTAGTCCACCGGCGAGCCGGCTGGCGTTGGTTGCTCGGCGACGGCCGGTTCTTCGGTCGGGATCGTGGCGATGATGCGGCGGTGGGTGCTGGCGATCTTGGCCGCCAGGGCGTCGAGCGTGGCGAGGGTTTCCTTCCGCTTCTCGATACTGAGCTCGGCCAGGACGTCGGCGGCGTTGATCTGCGAGAGCGCTGTGTCCAAGCGACCGAGCTGGCGGACGACTTGTTCGGCACCTGTCATGGTTTTCTCCCGGGTTGGCGTTTCCTGGGCATCCGGGCCCGACGACGGGCGGCCTCTTCCTGGGCCGCTTGTTCTTGGCGGTAGAGCTCTTCGACCGCGGCGGTGTGCGCCTGCTCGGTCTCGGGCAGGATGGAGCGGAGCTCGCGGAACTCGCCCGGCTCGGGCTGCACAATGTTGAAGTTGATCGGGGGGAACTGGCGATCGCTCATTTCTCGACTCGCGTCCATGTCCAGCCCAAGAGGAGCCAGGCCCAGAAGCGCCACCAGCGGTTGGGCATTGGCCGATCGGTGTCGTACTCGTAAGTGACGTGCCCCTTCATCTCGAGTCGGTAGCGATAGGGACGCGTGCGTTCAATCTCAAAGGCAATAGCAAATTTGTCCGACAACGACTCGAAGTGCCTGAACTTGAGCTCGAGATCTTCGATCGATTCCGGCTCAGGGTCGGGCTTCGTATCGTCGTGCCGCTTGAGAATCAGCTTACGCCCTGCTCGACGACTCTCCGACCAGACGTGCCCTTGCGAGCAGCGATAGCCGGTCGTGTAGGTATTGGGATCGTCCACCTGAAAACGGCCTTGCTCGTCGTACCATTTGTCGGTCTCCATGAGCGTCGACAACGTGGCTGTTTGATGTCGGACCGTGCTCACCAGGCCGAGCTCGCGGCAGTAGGGACAACGCGACTTGGATTCTGCGTGGGCGTCGCTCATCCGATCAGCCGCTCGTACTGCTTGCTGCCGAGGTATGACAAGGCGATCCGCTCGGGCTGCGGACGATCGACGATGGCCAGCAGCTTGTGCATGTGCCAGGTGTTGTCGACCCAGCCGACCGCAAAGGCAAGTTGCCCGTAGCTCGCGTGATCGACCGCTCCCTCGATCGCATACAGGGCGTCGAGACGATCAGGCGTCGGGATCTGCTCGGCCAGTTCCGACCGCTCCTCGGCGGTGAAATCGTCCAACCAAAATAGAGCCGCTTGCTGGCAGAGACGATCGGCCACGCCGCTCCAACCACCCTCTGCTCGCAGTCGCTTGATCAATCCCCAGGCCGGCAGCGCGTTCTCCAGCGTGAAGAACCGGCTCGCGTCGCGCTGGTCCTCGAGGAAGTACGACGTGATGATCCCCGGCCAGGGCAAGTTGGGTTGCACCGCCTCGACGACCAACGTCTTACCGACGCGCAGGTCGCGGGCCGAGGTGTAGTAGACCTTCAGATTGTCGGCATAGAGCGTCTGTTGCCGGGCGACCTCGACCTCGCCCTCGCCAGGCAGAACGCCGAAGCTCCGCGCGATCATTTCGGGAATCGGAAATCCAAACAGCGAGCAAGCGGCGCCGGCAAACTGGCGGCGATCGAGCGATGTGGCCATGGCGTGCGTCCTCAGTACGAACCGAGACTACGGGGATCGAAGCCGTCGTCGCTCTGTCCGCCTTCGCGGAGGTGGCGGCGGGTCAAGTTGCCGAGGAAGTCGTAGTGCCGCAGGTCGCCGCGGTGCTCGTAGATCGGCGCAACCTCGTCGTCCATCCGCGCGGCCCAGCGGTGCCAGGCGTTGGCCGCGTCGACGATGTGTCGCGGCACGTTGTCGGTCACGCCGCGGAAACACTCGAACTCCTCGTCGTATTCGACGAAGTACTCCCACTCGTGGTTCCAGTCGGGACGCCCGGGCAAGGGCTCGGCCGCGATCAAGAACTGCCGCAGCGGATCGCCGGTGACGACCGTACGGCCATCTTGCGGTCCGCCCACGAGCTCCACCTCGAGGTTGTTCGGTGGGGGAGTAGGCTCACTGCCGTGCGGGTGGAACTTCGACGGGCCGAAGAACTGGTCGTCGCGCATCGGACGTCCTCCCGCTCGAGCCAGGTTACTCGTCCTGTCCGTTGAGCCGACGCAGGAACCGCAGGTAGGCCTCGCGCGTGGTGTGCAACTCGACCCCTTCGTAGAAGCCTTCGAGCTTCACGATCTCGCCGGTGACCGGGCTCTTGAGGCCTTGCCGGATCCAGCGTTCCACGGTGTTGGGATGCCGGGGACAACCGAAGCTGCTGGGCCGACTGACCCGGTGCAGCACTTCCTTGTCGGGATCGATGGCCACGCTCACGCCCTGGCTCCTGCGCTCTCGGTTGGTGCGCCGCAAATGATAACAAAGGAGTTTTTCTACGACAAACGAAGATCGAAGTGCACCAGCGTGCGGCACGCGCTGTTGTGCGGCACGCGCGATTTCGACTAGGGCTTAACGCATCGCCCCCAACCAAGATCGCCCGAGGTGCCACGATGAATCAGTTTGCGCAGCCCCATCCAGGGTCCGGCAGCTTCCAGTCGATCGGCGGCGCGCCGCCCGATTCGTTTCCCGGCGGCCAAGGCGGTGCGCCCCAGCCGCAGATGATGCCCGAGACGCAGGGCAACATCATGCCGCCCGATCCGGGCTACGGAGGACAGTACGGCCAGCAGCCGATGCAAGCGCAGTACGGCCAGCAGCGCCCGCCGCAGTTCGCCGCGCAGCCTTTCGCGCAGGCGCCGCCGCAGCAATCTCCCTTCTCGCCGAGCGGCACGCCGATGTCGCCGGATCCCCTCTTCGGTCGTGGCGGAGCTCCCGCGCAGCCGCTATCAGCGCCCGCGGCTGGGCAGCAGCAACCGTACGACGACGGCCTGGCCTTGGGCGGACCAGCCGGCGGCATGCACTCGTTTGCGCGCCAAGCGCCGCAGCAGCAACCGCAGCAACCACCGGCACAACAGTACGGTTGGCTGTACGGCGCCGGCGCGCAACAGAGTGCAGCTCAGCCGCAGCGCCAGCCGACTTCCGTCGTCCGCGATGCGCTGGCGCAGCGGGGTATCAACGTCGGGCAGTACGCCGACGACGAAGCGCTGCTCGCGGATCTCGGCAGCGCCGCCCTGGAAAGCGGCTACCTCCGACAAATGGCCGGGCTGGGGCAGGAGTACCTGCGCCAGAACAGCGGCGGCGGTCAGCCACAGCAGACAACGCAGCAGCCAGGTCAGCAGGGCACGCCGCAGCAGCCACAAGGGGGCGGCCAAGTAGAACCACCCAAGGCGCCCGAGTGGCGTCCCGAGTGGGGCGCCTACGTGCGAATGAATCCCGAGACGGGACTCTACGAGGCCAAGGATCCGATGGCCACGAGTCCCCTGATCGTGCAACGCGCCAACGAGCGCGCCGGCTGGGAGCGCGAGCAACGCCGGCGAATGGACGAAGATCCGGTCGGCTACCTGCGCGAACGAGGCCTCGACAAGCTGTTGACCGACGTCCGCGAGCAGACGCGGCAGGAGGTGCTGGGAGGCGTGGCCGAAGTCTTCCGCGCGCAGCACAGCCAGGAAACGATCGGCCGCTGGGTCGATCAGAACGCGGCTCGCTTCTGCGTCGTCGGCCAGGACGGTCGCCTGCAGACAAACCCCTACACGAATCAGCCGTTGTTGAACCCGACCGGCCAGATGGCGCAGAAGTTGATCGGCGACTTCCGCCAGCACTTCGAACAGACCTACGGCCGCCAGCCCGACGCCACGACGGTCATCAAGTACGTGGACAGCGCGCTGGCCGCGGCGGCTCAGCCCACGAACGGCTATGCCCAGCCGAACGGAGCCTATCCGCCGGGCGGTCAGTTTTACCCGCAAAACGGCGGTTTCATGCAGCCGCAGCCCCCTTTCATGCAGCCGGCCGGCGGCTACCCGCAGCTTGGACAGGTGCCGTACGGCCAGCCGTACGACCCGAACCAGGCCATGAAGGACCACCTGATCCAACGGGCCATTGCCGCCAACGGCGCATTTCACGTGCCGGGCGCAGGCGGCACGGTGGCGGCCGCGGCGAACGGCGTCGCGCAAAACACCAACGCCAACTTGGGCCAACTCTTCCAGCAAGGCGCGATCGCAAGGGGGATCGCGCGCCCCGACCAGTTCTGATCTCGGGAGTTTCCGATCCTTCCCCTCCAACCGAGGTGTAAACCATGACTGCCACGCTCATCTCGACGTTCGACACGGAATGGATCGGTGTGATCCACGAACAGGCTCCGCAGTGGTTCAAGGGCTACGTCGACGAAACGATCCGTCGCCGCATCGCCCTGGCCTACCTGCGGAAGTACGGCAAGATCGTGCTGGGCTGCTCGAGTTCCATGTGTATCTGGAACATGAAATTCTCGCAGCAGCCGATCGAGGCGACCGGCGACGCCGGCACGCTGGTCTTCAATCGGCACGACCTGCAGCGACAGGCGGCTCTCAACTGGCGTGGCTACGTCGGCACCGACGCCATGACCGAGAAAGAGTACCTGATGAACCGCGGCAGCGCGCGGATCCTCAACCGGTACGCCGAGACGATCCCCTGGCTGATGGAAGCCATGACCGATCACTTCTCGGGCGAGCTGTTCCTGGACGGCAACGCCTCGGGCCGCGAGAACAACATCCACGGCCTGGAGAGCTTTTTGGGCGCCGGTACGGTGACCGCCAACGACCTGATCGCCGTCCCCTCGGACAACTACGCCGGACTCTCGACGGCGCTGGCCAGCGAGGCCGGCACATGGAGCTCGAATCTCGGCGCGAGCGACCGGCCCAACACTTCGCTGTCGGTCGACTGGCCGCATGGCAAGGGCTCAGCCAGCTACGACTACAACAGCCCCAAGCTGTTCAACTACTCGAGCACCCGCTGGGGCGGCGGCGGCACGACCTGGGAGCACAACTGCGAGCGGGTCATTCGCCAGGCGATCATCTGGCTGACCTCGACCGGCGGTACCGCCGGGCGCCCCAAGTGCGTCATGCTGGCCAACGATCTGTACGCCGGCTACCTGAACCACCAGTCCGCGAAACAACGCATCATCATTCCGCACCGCGAGAGTGAAGATCTCGGCTTCGAGGACACGGTCAACCAGGAAGGCGTGGCGATCAAGTACGACTTCGACGTCCCCGCGCAGACCGGCTACGTGTTCAACGTGGCCAACTGCGAATTGTGCTCGCTCGACCAGGTGCTCTTCGGCTACCGCGGCCCCGACTGGTCGATCCGCGATCGAGCGTGGCTGTTCTACGTCGGCTTTTGGGGCAACGCCCGCTACCGTCCGAAGCACTTCGGCAAGCTGTTCCCCTACGCGTAGGGACAACAACTAAGGAGCGTTCAAGGGGCGGCGCGTTTCCAGAACTCCAGTCCAACGATCGCGAGGATACAGCCATGCTCGGAAGTGACTTTTGCCCAATCAAGCAGGGCCAGACGGAAGAATCGGCGCGGATCAACCCGTCGATGAAAGGGGCCGAGTTCGAAGTCGCCAACCTGGCCACCGACGGCAGCCGGCCCGACGGGCGCAGCCGCCGCGTGGTGATCTGCCTGAACGCCTCGGGCGGCGCGCTGTTGCCCGGGCGCGGCTTCAAGTTCAAGAGTACGGCGCCGGGCTACGAAGTGACCGCCCACTCGGGCGCCGGAGAAAAGTGCGACGGCGTCGTCGATCCCTTGCTGCCGGCGGCCGGCGTGGCCAACGGCAAGGCCTTCCTGGGCGTCGTCGAAGGACCGATCCCCAACGCCACCAGCGACGGCGCGGCGGTGCTCGCCTTCAACGATCACCTGGTCACCGGAGCGCTGGGCAAGTTCACCAAGCAGACCGCGGCCCCGGCCAACGAGACGGCCGTGATGGTGCAGGTGAACGCCAAGAGCGGCTACAGCGAAGGGGCGGCCACCAACGTCGACGGCACGCTGTTCGCCATGTACTTCCGCCGTTCGTAAGGGCGGCGCGACGCGTAGGGCGATCAGGCGTAGGCCACGCCTGGGGACGCCGCACGGGGCACCCCGGCGGCGTCCTTTTTCATGTACCGAACCGGGTGGTAGCGATGGATTCGACCGAGGCAACCCGCTTCTGCGTGACCTGCAAGGTCGAGAAGCAACTCGACGAGTTCGAGGTGCACTCGGTCAAGAGCGGAGTGCGCCATCGCCAGCAGTGTAAACAGTGCCGACAGGAGATCAAGCAAGGCCTTCGTGAGAACCGGACGCAGCGGCATCTCCGCGAGCAGCTCCTCAAGTCGCTCCACGCTACGGCGACGTCCGGCAGTCTGCCGGCGTTCGAAGAGTTCCTCGAGTCGGTGATCGGCATGTTGGGGGGCGTGAGCGGCGCGGCCGAGCTCTATGTCGAGGCGATCCTGACGTCGTACTCCGAAAGCCCCGGTTCGACCAAGACGATGAACATGCTCCGCGACTTCGCCAAGCTCTGGCAGTCGCACGACAGCAGCAAGAACCCGCTGGGCGAACTGGCCGATCTGACCGACGAGGAGCTCAACGAACGGCTGGCGAAGATCGCCGAGGCCTCGCTCTCCGCGCGCGGACTGCGGATCGTGCCGATGGACGACGACGAACTGGAGGTGCCGCATGCCCGCGTGGGATGATCGCGCCCTGGTTCAGACGCTCGAGGAGATCGGGCGGCGCGAGGAAGAAGCGCTCTCGATGTTCCGGGCGATGCCCAGCCAGGTGGACTTCTTCACCTCGCGGGCCAAGACGCGCCTGATGCGGGGCGGCAACCAGTCGGGCAAGAGCACCTGCTGCGCGGTCGACTTCGCGGCCGACGCCTTGAAGAAGCCGATCTACGGGCCCGACGGCCGGCCCCTCAATCGTTTGATGCCGCCCAAGCGGCCCATGCTGATGTGGATGATCGGCCTGGGCGAAGACCATATCGGAGACACGCTCTACCGCCTGCTGTTCGAATCGGATCTGTTCGACTGCATCCGCGACCTCGAGACGGGCCGCTTGCGAGCCTTCCGCGGCGGCGACCCGGCGGACGAAGCCCGGCGAGAGCAGATCGAGCCCTCGCCGCCGCTGATTCCCGAGCGCTACATCGAGAACATCGCCTGGGTCAACAAGGGCTCGCACGTCGTCGACCGAGTCACCTTGACCAACGGGACGGTGCTGATCGCCTACTCGTCCAAGGCCGACGTGAAGCAGGGCGATCCGGTCGACCGCATCTGGATCGACGAGGACATCAAGTATCCGAAATACGTGGCCGAGTGGGAGGCCCGCTGCGTGAAGCGCAAGGGGCGGATCACCTGGTCGAGCTGGCCGCGGACCGCCAATCCGGCGCTGCGGAACATGAGCAAACGGGCCGAAGAGCAGCGCGACCGAGAGAAACCCGACGTCCAAGAGTGGGTGCTCATCTTCTCCGACAACCCGTTCATCGATCCCGACGAGAAGCGGAAGTGCCTCGAGGGCTGGGCCTCGGCCGGCAGTGCCGAACTGCGGGCTCGCGATCGCGGTGAGTTCGTGATCGACGAGATCCTGATGTACCCCAACTACTCCGACACCGTGCATTGCACGCCGCCGCCGGCAATCGAGTTGTACGACGAGATCGATCGTCTGCTCGAGTCGAACGGCTACGAGCCCCCCAACAACTGGACCCGCTACCTGTGGCTCGACCTGGGTCACTCCTACACGGCCGGACTGTTTATCGCCACGCCGCCGCCTTTCTTGGGCAACTACCGCATCGGCTACCAGGAGCTCTATCTGCGGCACCACGACGCCGACGCCTGCGCCGAGGTTGTGCAGCAGAAGACAGCCGGTCGGTGGTTTCAGGCCTTCGGCATCGACGATCGCTTCGCCCGCCAGTCGATCACCGGCATGGGCAAGACGTTCCGCCAGCTCTATAGCGAGGCGTTCCAGCGGCGTGGTCTCAAGAGCCTCACGACCGGCAGCGACTTCATCGCTGGATCGGACAACGTGGCGGCCGGCATCCTGGCGGTCCGCGGTTGGCTCACGATTCAGCCGAACGGTCGACCGATCTTGCGGACCGTCAAGCGTAACCTGCCCAACTTCCACGATGAGATCGGCGGCTACTCGAAGAAGATCGAGAAGGACGAGGCCCAGGAGTTGCCGGCCAAAGGCCAGCGCGACCACCTGATGGACGACCTCCGCTACGCCGCCGCGCACGGTTGTCCCTACGTCGAGCCGCCTTCGACGCTGATGTTGCAGCCGCCCGGCCCGGCTTTCGAAGCGTTCAAGCGTATCTGGCAGCGAGAATCGCCCGATCTCGCCAGCGCGACTTTTTACTGCGGCCCCGGTGTCGCAGGCCCTTCGTGAATCGCCCCATCTAGGAGTTCGTGTTATGTCGACCGTCGCCCCTCAGCCCACCGAACAATGGAAAGCTCCCACCGTGGCCATCGGCCGCTGGGTGCACTTCTTCCCCAACGCCGATCCCAAGGAGAAGCCGTCGGGAGCGTACGTCTACGACCAGTCGGGTCCGCCCGGAGTGCTCGAGCTGCGCGTGCAGCGCTGGGGCGACCAGGCCGGCAAGCAAGGCGTGCGCCACATCAGCGACCCGGTGTTCCGCGAACGCCCCGACATGCGCCGCCATGGCGCGTGGGACTTCATCAACGACGGCGCAGCCGGCGCTCCCTCGTCGATTCCGCCCGAGGTGCAAAAGTCGCTCCTCCAGCACAAGCGGGGGATCACCGAAGCGCTGGACGCGACCGGCATCTTGCACCAGTCGGTGGCCGGTCTGCGCGAGCAGGTGACCGAGCTGCGGAACCAACTCGCCGAGCAGCAGCGGACGATCGAAGTGCTCGAAGAGCGGACACGTCTGCCCGAGGTCGACCCGCTCTCGGACGAAGCGCTGCGACGGCAGATCGTCGACCTGGCGAACCAAGGTCATCCCCCCGGAGTGATCGCCCAGCGTGTCCGCAAAAAGGGTCTCACCGGAGAGAAGATCGAGGCGTTTCTGGCCACATTGGCCGTCCCCTTGCCGTAGGTGCTGTGGTGATCCAGTCGAACGAACAAGGCTACCACGAGTTCCTGCAACCGACCGTCAGCGGTTGGCTGGGGAAGGTGCGCGAAGCGATTCGCCACAAGAAGCCGTTCGACGACGTGGCCGGCCAGTGCATGGAGTTTTACTCGGGGCCGGTGGGTTTCCTCTGGCAGAGCGAGTTCTTGAAGCGATTCGTCAAGGGCTCGCTCGCGCCGCGTTTCCAGGTGACCGTGCAGAAGGCCTTCGAACTGGTCGCCTTGTTCGGACCGTCGCTCTTCTGGCGCAACCCGACGCGGATCGTGCGGCCGCGGAAGGCGATCGAGATCGACCTGGCCGCGCTGGGTATGAACCCGGCGATGATGGGTGGCATGACGCCCGAGGGCTGGATGTTGCAGCAGGCGATGATGCAGCGCCAGCAAGATCAGTCGGTCGATCGCACCGTCGCCGCGCTGCTGGAGGGCTACCTCAACTACAGTTCGGTCGAGCAGCCGGGCGGCGGTCTGGCCAACCACAGTTCGCAGGCGATCACCGAGGCCCTCATCAAGGGGCGCGGCTGCCTGTGGCCCAAGCCCTACCAGATGCCCGGCAGTCCGCGGGTGCTGACCGGTTGTTTCTACGACTCGGTCGACAACCTGTTGATCGACCCCGACGCGACGAACCTGCAGGACGCCCGCTGGATCGCGCAACGGGTGATTGAGCCGAAGCACCTGGTCGAGCGGCAGTACCAACTTCAGCCCGGAACGCTCGACGGCGCCGGCATGTACGAGAGCGCCTGGCGGCAGGGCGAATCGATCACCGATCCGATGCACGACATGGAGCGGCGTACGGGCCGCACGTGCGACCTGGTCACGTATTACAAGATCTACTCCAAGGTCGGCGTCGGCGGACGCCTGGCCGGCCCGCCTTGGCTGGGGCAACCGCTGGGTGAAGCCCTCGATCGCGTCGTAGGGGACTACGCCTACATCGTGGTTTGCCCGCACGTGCCGTACCCCTTGAACGCGCCGAGCGAGCGGATCAGAAGCGCCAGCGATCCCGAGGTCGAGCGGATGTTCCGCTGGCCGATCCCCTACTGGCTCGACGACCGCTGGCCGGTGGCGATGCTCGACTTCTACACCAAGCCGCAGAGCGCCTGGCCGATCGCGCCGATGGCGCCGGGCCTGGGGGAACTGACCGCCATCCAGATCATCCTCTCGCACCTGATGAACCGCATCTGGATGACCAGCCGTACGTTCGTGGCCGCCAGCAGCACGCTGCCGCCGGAGGTCGAAAACGCGTTTCTGGCCGGCAACGACTTGGCCTTCCTGAAGCTCGATGCGTTCCAGGACAAGGAGATCGATCGTCTCATCAAGTTCATTCAGTACCCCGAGACGAACCTCGACGTCTGGCAGGTGCTCGATCGACTGATGGAGATGTTCGATCGGCGGACCGGTTTGACCGAACTGGTCTACGGACTCTCGCCAGGCGGCACGCAATCGCGGACCGCCGAGGACATCGCCACCAAGCGCGAGATGGTCTCGATCCGCCCCGATTACATGGCCGGCCGGGTGGAAGACTGGCAGACCCACGTGGCCGATATGGAGAAACTTTGCGTCCGCTGGTTCGTCGAAGCGCAGGATTTGCAGGGGATGTACGGACCCCTCGAGCAGATGCTCTGGCAGCAGCACATCAACGCGCGCGATCCCGAGCTCGTGGTCCGCGAGATGCGCGCCACCGTGGCGGCCAACAGCACGCGGAAGCCCGACAAGATTCGCGACGTGCAGAACGCGAACCAGTTGGTGCCGACGCTGCTGCCGTTCTACCAGCAGCTCTACGCGCAGACGGGCGATCCGTCGCAGCTCAACAACCTGATTGCCATGTGGGGCCAGGCCATGGATCAGGACACCAGCGGCCTGCAGGTGGGGCCGCTGAACCTGGCCGGCGCGCAGCAGCAGGGGGCCGAAGCCGAGCGCTTGCAGCAAGAGCAGTTGGCGCAAGAGCACCAACAGAAGCTGCAGCAGCGGGACGACGAACACCGCCAGCGGATGGAACAACGGGGCCAGCAGGCCCAGCAGCAGGTCGCGCTCCAACAACTGCGGATGCAGATGCAACCCATGATGGGCGCGGCTCCCGTCGCCGCGTAGCCGAGGAACACCATGACGCCCCACGAAGCACTGCCGCACGACATCGCCCGGGCCCCGGCCGAGACGATCACGTTCTACCTCCAGCTTCGCCGGCAGGGCCAGTCGGTGAACATGGCCGAGATGCTGGCGCTCCGCGCGCCGCCGCGGGCCCGCACCGATCGGGAACTGTTCGAAGGGCAGGGGATGCTGGACAAGCAGTTCGGCGGTTCGCCGGGGCAGCTCGAGGCGGTCGTGGCCCAAGCGCAGCAGCACGGCTATCGGCCCAACCCCAACGACGTCTACATACCGATGTTGGCCAACTATCCTGGCGATCCGTTGGCCTTCGTGCCGGCGACCGGCGGACGCAACCATATCCGCCGCGTGTGCGAGATGCGCGGCGTCAGTTGCCAGGGCTCGGTCGACGTCAAAGGCCGGCAGCCTGAGCAAGAAGTGCCGGCCGGTCAACTAGACGCGGGGATCGCCAACGAGATCGTCGATCGACAGATCGCCGAGAACCCCGACCTCGCGCGGGTCGATCGACGGGACCTGCTTGCCGACGCTCGCGAGAAGCACGGCTTCCGCGACGATCGCCGCTTCGGCACGCTCGAGGACGGTGAACTTCACAAACGACGCGCCGCCGCGGCGCCGAACGTGTAACCAGGAGACTGAACCATGACCGCACTTGCCACGGAAACGGAACTCGCCGTCCAATCGGCCTTCGCCAGCAAGGCGGCCGCGGACGAAGTCAGCGCGCTGTTGCAGATCACCAAGGGGGTGCAAGGGGCCGGCGGACTGCCGGTGACCGACCCAGCCGAAGTGGTCACGCTCTTGAATCGCCTGAGCTCGGACAACGACGGCACGGTTCCCTCGGCCTCGCAGACCGCCGGCGTGACGGTCTCCGAAAAGGGGGACGGCGTGATCCACAAAACGGTCCTCACGCTCACCAACGTGGCGCTGGCCGTCACCTTCGGCGACGACACGGTCGGCGGGCACGGCACGCTGCAGCTCTACGACTTCCCGGCTGGCCACATCAAGTTCCTGGGCGGCCATCAGGTGCTCGGCCTGGCGGCGGGCGCCGGTGGCATCGCCGACGACGCGGTCCTGGATGCCGGCGTGGGGAGCGCCACGGTCAGCGCGGCCGACGAGACGCTGGCCACGACCGAGCAGAACATCGTGACCAAGGCCGACATCACCCTCTCGGGCGGCGCGGCGGCGGCCCAGGCCTCGATCAACTCGACCGACCTGACGCTCGACGGCAGTTCGACCGCCATCGACGCCCACCTGAACGTGGCCGTGACCGCCGCCGACATCACGGCCCACGACACGATCACGCTCAACGGCACGATCACCTTGCACTGGCTGAACCTGGGCGACGACTAGGCCATCGCTCGTATCAGGCGCAGACCACAACTAAGGAGTTTTCAAGATGCTCTTCAACGATTACGAACGCGACCGCATCCGGCAGGGGCTCGGCCCGGAGGCGGGGAACAAGTTGATCGACGTGCTCGAGCGACTGGCCCCGGTCACGCCCTCGGCCGTGCCGCCGTCGACTCGGGTTCCCTCCACGCTCGACCCGCCCCCGGGCCCGACGATGGGGCAGTCGCCACTCGGCAGCACGGGCGGAAGTGCCGGCCCGCCCGCGGCAAGCCAGCCAGCCGGCCTGGGCACGAGCGACGCGGGGGGCAAGACGGAGGCTGACGAAAGCTAATGGTTCTCGCCACAGCACAGAAAGCCATCGTGCAGCCGGACACGCTCAAGGACCTGAGCTACCCGTGCGGCTACCAGTCGGACTGGGTTGTCGTCTGCACGGCGCCCGACGCGGTCGAGAGCGATACCGGCGTCGTCGTCTCGGGCAAGGTCGTCAAGCCGGGCGCGATCGTCCGCGCGACGCAGGCCCGCTTCAAGGTGGAAGCGCGGGCGACGTCGCTGCTGGTCGCGCTCAAGTACAACTCCGACGTCGGCACGCCCACCGCACCCGTGGTGCGGATCTTCGGCCGCGACCGCAACGGCGTGTGGCACGTGCTGAAGACCGCGGCCGGCGCGCACGAGATCACGCTGACCGTAGCGGTCACGACCGACGCGTTGTCGGACGACGGCGCCTACAAGGTGACCACGCCCGTCGAGGTCGACTGCGAAGGCTCGCTCGAGGTGATCGTGGGGGTGCAGACCGCCTTCGCGGCCGGCTCTGGCACGGCCACCGACTCGGAGATCCTCGTCAAGCCCAAGAACAACCGCTGATGCTCGCAGGACTCCAGACTCGTCACGGCCTGTTTCCCGCCCTGGACGATCCAGGGGCCGACCGCGTTGTCGGCTGGGACGACTCGTCGGGCGACGTGGAGTATTTCGAGCTGGGCACGGGGCTGGCGTTCGACGACGACACGATCACCTTGAACGCCACGCTCGATGATCTCCAGGACACCGACCTGGCCGATCCCAACGACGATCGGCTGGTCTACTGGAAGGATTCGGCCGGCCAGTATCAGCATCTCGACCTGGGGGACGGGCTCTCGATCGCGGCCGAGACTTTGAGCGTCACGCTTGCGCCGTTCGACACGGACGACCTGTCCCAAGGCTCCTCGAACCTCTACTGGTCGGCCGAACTCACCGACGATCGCGTCGCCGCCTTGATCCAGAACGGCACGGGCATCTCGTGGAACTACAACGACGGGGCCGGGACGCTCACCCCCACGGTCTCGCTCTCCGGCTTCTCGCTCGACGATCTGGCCAACACCAGCCTCCCCGACCCGAATGCCGATCGGATCGTCTTTTGGGACGACAGCGACGGCCAATACGAGTTCCTGGTTCCCAACACGGGGCTCGCGATCTCGGGCAACAATCTCAACGTCAGTCTGTCCGCTTTCAGCACGAGCGACCTGGGCGAGGGCAGCAACCTTTACTTCACCAACGAACGGGTCGACGATCGCGTGGCGGCGCTGGTGCAGAACGGGACCGGCCTGTCGTGGACGTACAACGACGGATCCAACACGCTCACCGGCAACGTCTCATTGGCGGGATTCAGCCTGGACGATCTGGCCAACACGGCGTTGGCCGATCCGAACGCGGACCGGATCGTGTTCTGGGACGACGCGCCGACCGGACAGTTCGCGTTCCTCTCGCTGGGATCGAGCCTGTCGATCTCGGGGACGACCCTCAACACGATCCAGGCCATTACCACGACGAGCTCCCCTACGTTCGCCGGCGCGACGCTCTCGGGACTGACCGCGAACCGTCTGGTGCAATCCAACGGCAGTTCGGCCCTGGCCAGCGTCAGCAACCTGGCCAGTTGGATCGCCGGCACCGCCAACCAGATCAGCGTGGCCAACGACGGCGACGGGAGCGTGACCTTGAGCACGCCGCAGAGCATCGGCACCGGCTCGAGCCCGACCTTTGCCGGGCTCACCATCGGCAGCCTCAACGGCGTGCTAAAAGCCGCCTCGGGTGTGGCCTCGGGGAGCGCCGGACTGGACGACCTGGCGAATACCGATTTGGCCGATCCGGGAGCCGACAGGATTCCGTTCTGGGATGACTCCGATGGCCAGTGGGAGCATCTGGTTCCGAACGACGGCCTGGCAATCACGGGCAACAACCTGGACGTCACCGTCGCGGCCCCGGTGATCCTCTCGGGCGGGAACGTGACGCTCGATCTGACGGCCACCTACGGCTGGACTGGGCCACACTCGTTCGGTGTCAACGATACCGGCGTTGATGTGAGTTTCTACGGAGCCACGTCCGGCAAGAACCTGCTGTGGGATGAAAGCGCTGACGCGGCGCATTTCGCCGACAGCACCTATTGCCGCTTCGGCGCAGGCGGCGCCGGCGGCGGACTCGGTTGCGATGGGCAGGTCTACTCCGACGGCACGCCTTCGACCGTGCTGCTGCAACTGGAATCGGTGGACAGCGGCTTCATGGGTGCCTACGGCAACCCGAAGCTCGTGTTCACGGTGGTCGATCCGACCGGTTTCGGCGTCTACATCCCCTGCATCAGTTCGCTCGGCGGGCCGCTGGCCACGGGCAACTTCATGTGCTCGCGCGTGCTTTACGTCAAAGACCGCGACGGCGCTAGCGACGCACAGATCATTGTCGCCGATAGTTCTAGCAGCAGCGACCAACTGCAAATCTACTACAACTCGGCCAGCAACTTCGCCCGTTTCACGATGCAGGTGAACGGCTATATGGCGTTGGCCGACGCTAGCGGGAACAAGGTGGTGGTCGGCACCACGGAAGCGCCGAGTGGGATGCTGCATGTTCGCTCGCAGACGGCTGCCGCGGAAATTCTGCGGACCGAGGGAACACCAGCTACCACGACCAACAAACCGTCGCGGCGCTGGCACGCGACGGACGTGGCCACGACGAACGCCACGCAGACGACGCTCGCGACGATCACGATTCCGGCGAACACGACCGTCTTTATTCGCGCGACTGTCGTAGCGCGCCGCACGGGTGGCACAGCGGGCACGGCAGAGGATGGCGCGGGCTACGAAATGACGGCCGCCGTCAAGAACGTGTCGGGCACGGCCACGCTGATCGGTGCTGTAGCGGCGCTGGCCACGCATGAGGATCAAGCTGGCTGGGACGCCACCATCGACGTAACGGGGGCTACGGCGCGCATCCGCGTGACGGGCGCGGCCGACAACAACGTCGATTGGCACGCCGTTTATACATTGCAATCCATCAACACGTAGGTGCGCCGTGGCCGACTTTGAGACGCAAGAAACCACCGAAATACGGGTCAAGGAAGCGCGGGCCGACGTATGGCTCGGTGCTGGCCAAAAGCTGACGGACATCGCCGGAATCGTCGCGCTCGCCCAGCGCACTTGCCCGCCCAACAAGCATCTGCACGTGCAGGTGACGATCACCGCCCAGATCGGCGACGGGGACGTGCCGGAGGGCAGTATGAATTCCATCCTTGTGATTTAGAAGGAAAAGCAGATGGCCCTCACGAAGAACTACACCGCTGCCGACGGGCGGGTCTCGCCCGAGGCCTACGCCGTGATCCACGGCGAGCGCTACCTCCGCGGACATCGGCGTGCCACCTTGACGCTGCGGGTCTACCACAGCCGCGCGATCAAGGAACGCTCTCCCGATCTGCACATCCAGGAAATGCAGCTCGAGTTCAACGACCAGCAGCGGTTCGACGTCGATCCGGCCTTGTGGCACTACCTCAAGGACCTCGACGACCAGGGACAGGCGGCAAAGCTCGGCATCCCGATCTACGTCGATCCCACGGCCGAGGAGCCGCAAGAGAACGACACCTGGGAAGGGGAACTGGCCGCCTGGCGCTCCAGCCATCCCTTCTACAGCGAGCTGTTCGGCCCGGGACGCGACGCCGACCAGCGGAAGACGGTCTACGAGTTTCTCAAGGCCCACACCGGATTTGCGGATTGGAACGACGCATGAGCCGCAGCCGCCGACGACAACTTCGCGAACGCTATGCGGCGCACAACGGCAGCGCCGACCAGCAGGCGCTGGCCCAGTCGCTGGCACTCGGCGAAGTGGACGAAGAGCCGCCCGCCGAACCAGCCCGCGTCGTCCCGCCGGCGGAAACTGCGCCGCCGGCCCCCGCGCCGACCGAGCCACCGGCGCCGGAAAAGGCGCCGCAGCCACGCCCCCCTGCGGGGCAGGTGGCCGAACGGCTCCTGCTCTCTCACGGCATCCTGCTCGTGCAGGGAACCGACGTGGAGAAGACCGCCAACGGCGGCTGCATCGTGCGACCCGTGTTTCAGTTTGCCTATCGCGACGAGATCCAGGCCGCACGGCAGAGGTGAGCGCATGGCCGGCGAGATTCAACTCGATTTCGACTCGGGAGTTTTCCCCTGGGTGACCATTTGGAACGCGGTCGGCCAGGTGTGGGACACCATCTCGAGCGCCTTCGTCAGCTACGCCACGGCCAACCTGGCGCGCTACGCCATCAACTTGACCGAACAGGGGACCGCCAGCGGCATCTACCTGGGGACGTTTCCCAGCGCGATCGGACTGGGCATCTACAAGCTCGTGGCCCGCTACAAGGCCGCCGCGATCGATCCGCCGGCCGAGGCCAACCCGCGGGCCGGACATGGCGTGTCGAACTGGGACGGAGCGGCGCTCGTGCCGGTCACCAGCGCCGCGCACATCGCGGACACCTACCTCGATCGGCCCAACGCCATCGCCGGCAACACGACGCCCCGCGAGCACATGCGCCGCGTCGGCGCGACGGCCGCCGGCACGATGTCCGGCGCCGGCAGCGGAACCGAAACCTTCCAAGACTACGCCGGCAACAACGCCGTCGTGATGACCACCCCCGACGAGGCTGGCAACCGCACCGCCGCCGCCTATCCATGAGCCGCACGTTTGCCTCACGCACGTTCGCCGCCCGCACCTGGCACGCTCGCACGTGGCATGGACTGGGGGTCATCGCGCCCGTCGAGCAACCGCCTTGTCCCTACCGCCCGGGGCGCGTCGACGAAGCGCTGGCTCCGTTTGCCCGATCGCCGCTCGTGGTGGCGGCGCCGGCACGCACCGAACTGTCCGTCACGCCGGCGTCGCGCGCCGTGGAATCGCCCCTAGTCGCCCGCAAACGAGTCTCGGCTGAGCCCCTGGACCGACGACAACGACCCTATCAGTGCCGCTAGCGCGGCCTTTCAGGAGGAGATCTCGCGATGGCTTACTACACCGCCTACGACGCGTTGGTTCACTTGCTCGACTTCGTGAACGAATACCCGCACGCCCGCGTCGACCGCAAGGCGTTCCGGGCCCTGCAGAGCGCGTATCGCGACTTAATCAACGCCGGACCCTGGAGCTACTTCCTCCGCGAGTTCCGCCTCGCGCTCTCGGCCCCCGTGAGCGTCGGCTCGACGACCTATACGCACACCGGCGGCACCTTCGAACGGGAAGTGGTCCGCGGCTCGGGCGTCTGGCCCAGTTGGGCCAAGTATGGCCGCGTCATCATCTCGGGCGTCCACTACGAGGTCGAAGAGCGGAAGAACGACACGACGCTGACGCTGACCGAGAACAACAACCCGGGCGCCGACGTCGGTTCGGGCACGGTCACGCTCTACCGCGACACCTACCAGGCCCCGGCCGACTTCCTCTCGACCGACCTGTTGTTCGACTTCGCCTCGAACGACGGCCTGCAGTACACCCACCCCAACAACTTCGTGCTGGCGCGGAAGAAGATCAAACGGGCCGGATCGCCCGCGATCTACACGGTGACCGGCGACCTGGACGAGATGGGGCGGATGCAGTTTCGCTTCCTGCCCTATCCCAGCGCGGCGGCCAATCTGGACGGCATGTACATGCGCCGTCCGCGCGACATCACGCTCCAGGCCTATGAGGACGGCGCCGTCACGACCAGCGCCACGTCGGCCACGATCACCGGCAGCGGCACCGCCTGGACCGCCAGCATGATCGGCTCGGTGATCCGCATCGCGCCCGACGGCGAACAGTTCGGCTCGGGCTCGGCCGACAGCGATCCGCTGGCCTTCGAGCGGATCGCGCTGGGAGGATCCTACCTCTACGAGCGTCGGATCACCGCCGTGGCCTCAGCGACCTCGCTGACCGTCGACAGCGCGATCCCCACGACTGAGACCGAAGTGAAACACCTGATCTCCGATCCGGTCGAGATCGAACTGGGCGTCATGCAGACGGCGCTCGAGCGGATGATGGAGTACCACTTCGCCACGCTGACGCGCTCGCCCTATCTCGAGAAGGCGGCCGCGTTGTGGCAACCGGCTCTGCAGTCGGCGATCGCGGCCGACAACCGCTCGATGGCCATGCGTCGGCACATGGGCGAGAGCACGATCGAGCAACGCCTGGGCGACATTCCGGCCGGGGCCGTTTGACGCTTTCTCGGCAAGTGTGAACACGAGGCGACGAGGCCATCATGCCCAAGCTCGAACTGTGGACGTTCGGAGACGTCATGGAGCATCTGCTCGATGACTTCGATGGCGGTCTCGACTTTGGGACCAAGCGCCGCGTGCGGCTGGCCATCGCCGAGGCCTACCGCCAGATCACGGTCGAGCGGAAATGGAACTACTTCCGCACCCGCGGCCGCGTGACCACCGTCGCTCCGCAGTCGACCGGCACGGTCGTCTACGATCACACCGGCGGCACGAACGAACGGGAACTGACCCTCACCGGCGCGACCTGGCCCGCGTGGGCGGCGCTGGGGGCGGTGCTCTTGAACCAGCGGCGCTACGAGGTGGCCACGCGGGTGAGCGACACCGTGCTCACGCTCTCGGTCTCGAGCAACCCGGGCGAGGACATCGCGACCGGCATCGAGTACACGCTGTTTCAGGATACCTATGTCTTGCCGACTGACTTTGGCGCGCTGGCCGGTTTGGTGGATCTGGAACGAGACTTTGCGCCGACCTATGCGCTCGACGCCGACTGGCTCGGTTGGCAGCGTTTCAATCAAACGCCGAACTGGCCACAGGCCTTCACGATCATGGGTTCGCCGGAATACCACGGGCAGAAGGTGATCCGCTTTGCGCCCCCGCCCGATGCGGTCCGGGTCTACGACTACGTCTACCGCCGGCGGGCCCGGCCCCTCTCGATCGACGACTATCACGAGGGGAAGGTCTCGGCCACCGCCGGCAGCACGACGATCACCGGCACGAGCGGCGTGAACTGGAGGAGCGACCTGGTGGGCACGGTGATCCGCTTCGCCGACGCCGACAACGTGAACCCCGAGAACCTCTACGGCGAGCAGCCCTTTCAGATCGAACGGATCGTGACCTCGATCGACGCCGGCGCGAACACGCTCGAGGTCGACGCCGTGATGCCCGAGAGTTTTTCGCAGCGCAACTACCGCATGAGCGATCCGATCGACCTGGACGACATCATGTTCCCGGCGTTTCTCAAGCTGTGCGAGGCGCAACAGGGCGTGGTCCGCGTCTTCGTCGATCGCAGCTCCAAGGACGACGATCTCCAGGAGCGTCTCGCCGAGCGGCGCCGAGAACGACGAGCTCGCCTGGAGGAATACCAGGAAGCGCTGCGTCGCGCTGCCGCGGCCGACAACGTGACCTACGACGTCAACAGCCCGCTGGGGGGCTACATGGGGCCTGTGCGGTTGCGCGATTTCAAAGCGTCAGGGAGCCTCTGATGGCCGAGCCGCCGCTGTCCATGCTGGTGATCCAACGCTTCGAAGGCCTGGCCTCGAGCGTCGATCGAGACGACCTGCGGATCGGCCTGGCCGCCGCGCAAGAGAACTGCTACGCGCGGCGGCTGGGCGAGCTCAGCCCCCGCCGCGGACTACGCGAACTGACCTACGACGGCGAGGTGTAACGTGATCGAAAGCTACGTGGGACAAGTCGAACTCGAGCAGAACCTCGTCACGTTGCTGATTACGGCGCCGGCCACCTGGGTGCCGACCAACGCCGACGCCACGCCGATCGGCCGCATCTTCAGCCCCACCGGTCCGCTGGCGCTGCAACCCACCGTGGCCTTTCGTCAGACCGGCTCGATCACCAATGCCACCAACGCCTCGCCGATCGTGATTACCTCGGCCGGGCACGGTCTGTTGACCGGCCAGCGGGTGACGATCACCGGCGTGGGCGGGAACACGGCCGCCAACGGGACTTTCACGATCACCAAAGTCGACGACAACTCGTTCTCGCTGAACGGCTCGACCGGCAACGGGGCCTACACGAGTGGCGGCACGTGGAACACCACGGGGCTCTACAAGGCGACCGTCGCGGCCACCGCGGCCAACGGCTTCGCCGCCGGGTTGCTCTACCGGATGATCTTCAACTTCGCCGTCAGCTCGACCTCGTTTGCCCGCATCCAGAACTTCTTGGTGCGTTGATGTCCTACTTCGGCGAATACCAACTAGGCGACCTGGTGCCGCTGGCCGTGCAAACGGTCAACGCCAGCGGGACCCCTACGCTGCCCGACGCCGCGCCGCTGGCCGACGTCTTTAGCGCCAGCGCCAAGGTGGCGACCGTCAAACTGCCGGTGATCGATCTGGCGCGGCGGCTCTTCGGCCTGCCGCTGGCACTCTCGAGCGCCTACGCGGCCGGGGGCTACGACGTCTACTTTCGCTGGCTCCTGTCGGGCACGCCGCTCGGCGCGCCGGGTCGCTTCGAAATCCTGGCCGGCGGCGACGCGGCCGGCACGATCATCGGTCTGGCCACCTATCGACCCAATCTCGAACGGACGACGCTCCTGTTTCAGACCGACGCCGGTTTGCTGGGCGCCTACCGCGAACCGCGGGTGGAGTGAACCATGTCGCTGGCCACCGGACGAGAGCCGTTCTACCCGGCGAGCTTCGCCCGCCACGAGAACGGCTACCTCCACATCGCCGACGGCGTGAACCTGCCTCCCAAGTGGAACGGCATCTCCTCGGGCGTGGTGAATATCGGCGTGGCCGCTCCAGCCGCCGCGGCTACGCTGGCCGCCGGCGCCGCGGGCAATCCCAATGGGACCTACTACGCCTACCTCCGCTTCGTGGACGACGACGGGAACGTGTCGAACCTCTCGCCGATCAGCCTGCCGGTCACCGTCTCGAATGAGCAGATCGACTACTCGGGCCTGCCGACCAGCGTGGCCGCGCGGGTGGCCAAGCTGCAGATCCTGCGCAACACGGCCGGCCAGGTGTTGCAGTTCTTCGTCGACGTCGAGCAGGTGGGGAGTTATCCGGGCACGGACACGAGCGACCGCACCGACGAGGAACTGGCCCAGCAGGAGCAGGTCTTTCTCTTCGACGGCGCGGGCAACTCGCTGGCCAACCGCTACAGCCTGCCCCCCTCGGACAAGCCGATCGTGGTCTACCACCGCTCGCGGCTGTTCTGGGCCGGCCACGTCCGCTACCAGACCGGCCACGTGGAAGTGACCAACGGCAGCGATACCGTCGTCGGCATCGGCACGCACTTCACCGACCAGTTCGTGGGGCGGTTCCTGCACGTCAACGATCACGACCCGAACTACACGATCCAAGCGGTCGACACGGCCACGCAGACCTTGACGCTCACGGCCAACTACGCCGGGTCGACCAACAAGTTCGCGCTCTACCGCCTCGAGAGCGCGCCGGGCACGAAGAACCAGGTGATCTTTTCCAACGCCGGTCAGCCCGACAGCTACTACACCGGGTTCAACTCGCTGGAGGTCGGCGCCAGCGGCGACGAGATCACGGCCATGGTCGACGCCGCGACCTACCTCTACATCGTGCAGAACAACTCGATCCACCGGCTGACCTACAGCGAGGACCCCTTCACCGACGGCGGCGTCTACCGCGTGGCGTTGCGCGGCTCGATCAACCAGCGGACCTGGGTGCGACAGGGCGCGGCGATCTACTTCCTCGACTCCGAGGGGATCTATCGCTTCACCGGCGTCGAGTCGGTCGAAGAGATCACGCCCCCGCTGCAGGACCTCTTCTGGCGGGGCCGCGACGGAGAGACGATGCGGATCGACTGGACCGGCGCGGCCTACTTCCACGCCGTCACCGATCCGGCCGAGAAGGTGATTCGCTGGTTTATCTCGCTGGGAGCGCGCTACCCGACCGGCGCGATCGCGCTGGATTATATTCGCGACGAATGGTGGCTGGAGACCTATCCTGTCCCCCTGGCCGCCTCGAGCAGCTTGACGGCCGACCCGCGGATTCCGGTCGTGGGCGGGCCGGCCAAGAAGATCTTCGCCGTGGGCTACGAGAGCCTGGACGTCGCCCGACCGGCCGACGGCAAGAGCGTGGGCGAGGTCACCTCGGCCGGCGTCGATTGGATCGCCGACACGACGGCCAGTTTTCCGGCCACGCACGTCGGCGCTCCCCTGGCGATCATCGCCGGCCGCGGCAAGGGACAGGTGCGACGGATCGTCGCCGTCTCGGGTGGCACGCTCCAGACGCTCTCCCCTTGGACGATCACGCCAGACGCGACGAGCCAGTATCAGGTCGGGGCGATCCGCTGGCGGTGGCGCAGCAAACGGTTCCGCTACCGCCGCGAAGAACAGGCCCACGACCGGGGCGTGCACCTGCACTGGTCCCCCCTGAGCGAGTTTGCGCTGGCCGACCTGCGGCTCTACTTGAACCACGACAAGACGCCGCTCGTGGCCACGCGCAACGCCCCGCGCTCGAGCGTCCGCGATCCGCTGGTGGTCAGGAAAGGAAGCGAAGACGGCGAGATCGATCTCCGCTATCCCTCGGGCTATGCGCAGCGGAACATCTACGAAGGGGGCGAGCTCTCGCGGCCGACCGTCGACGCGGTGTCGATCGAGCTCCGCGGCTTCGCGGGTTCCCAGCCGCTGCACATCCACGATCTCACGTTGACCGGCGTGGCCGACGAAGAGGAGCCGCGGCGATGACCACGCTGGCCACGCAGGCCCACCGTCTGACGCGCCGCAGTTGGCGGGAGAACCCCGACGCGCTGGCGCAAGAACTGCAATCGATCTTCCTGGCCGTCACGTCCCCCACGACCGGCCCGATCGCGGTGAACCTGAAGCCCGCCAACGGACCGGCGGTCAGTTTCACGGCCAATCCACAGGACGGCTTGAATCTGCCCATCCTCGATTTCGACAGTCCGCTCCCCCAGGGCCAGGTGAACGTCTCGGAAGTGACCGGCGATCCGCAGACCGACGGCAGCAACACGGTAGGGACGGTCCGTAGCTTCACGCTCCGCAGCGTGCTTTTGGGACGGTGCGTGAGCTTTCAAAGCGGCTCGTCGACCTACACGTTCGACCTCTACCCCAACGGGACGGCCTTCGATCCGATCCGCGTGACCGGCGTCGTGCCGTTGCACTACAGCGGCGGGGCCGGAGTGGAAGTGCCGGCCAATCGGTGGACGCTGGTGACGCGGCTGACCCAGGCCCGTACGACGCAAACCGAATATTCCGAGGCGGGGCGCCAGGTCTCGCTCTCGACCGCGATCACGATCGAGAGCCAGGGGCACTTCTTCGTCAACCAGGATTTCCTGCATGACGACCTTACGTTTCCCGGCAACATTACGCTCTCCGGCGCGAACAAACTCTTCTGTCGCGACAGCGACATTTGGGTCCACTCGGGGAGCGACGGCAACCTGGATCTGAACGCCGACGACGGCATGAATCTGAACATCGGCAGCGTGATCCAGTTGCGGATCAACAACGACAACCAGTTCTACAACTCGGGCGTGGACGACCCGGTCTGGAACTTCGCCACCGACGGCGAACTGCGGCTGACCAACGGCAAGCTGCACGTCTTCGAGACGTTCGAAGTCGACGGCGCCGCGCAGTTCGATGGCATCGTGACCTGCAACAGCGTGCTGGACTGCAACCACTCGATCGACTTGGACGGGACAATCGACGTTTCGGGAACCAGCGATCTGCACGGCAAGGTGCACGCCTTCGGGGAGATCGAGATCGACGGGGCGCTGAATCACGACGGGTCGACGGCCGGCGTCTTCGGTCATGCACCGGCGGCGCAGGTCGCCGACATCGGCACGATCACCAACTCGACCGGTGGCAGTGTCGACTTGACGATCGTCGATCCCACCAACGGAGTTGGCGGGTTAGATTACACCAAGGTCCGCGACAACTTCGCCGACCTGGCCTCGATTGCGATCAGTATGCGCAGCTTCGCTCGTGCTCACGGCTGGATGGCGTAGAATCAGACGGTCAACCAACCACGAGGGATACGCGACCATGTACTGGAACCAGCCGACCAGCGGAAGCTACGTCTCTCCCTTCACCTGGCGCAACCAGCCGATCGGACTGGGCGGCCAACAACTAACGGGCTATCAGTCGGCCGCCACGCCGGCCACGACGGGCGGCATGCAGCCGCAGGCCGGGCTCGCCCAGGCCTTGGGATTGCTCACCGGCGGTGGTGGCGGCGGTGGCGGCGGTGGCGGACAGCAGTCGCCGAAGATTGCTTCGACGCCGCAGCCGCAAACGTTCGGCGGCCAGACCAACGCCAGTCTCACGACGACGCCCAACTTCGGCACCAACTTCAATCTGAGCTCGAGCGGCTCGTCGGGCGGTAGTTCGAGCGGTTCGTCCTCGTCGAGCTCCAGTCGCTCGACGCGTCAGACGCTCGCTCCGATCGGGTCGCAGAACCTCAACGTCGCCGCAGCGATGGGCATGCTGGGCGACAGTAACTCGCTCGACATGCTCCAGATGAACGCGCGACTCGCGCAAGTCGGCATGCTCAACCCGGTCGGCCAAGGCATGGGCCCGGCGCAATCGTCGCTGATGCAGAACGCCGGTGGATTGGGCGGACTACCCAACCCGGGAATCATGCAGCAGGCACAGATGATCGACGCTGGCGTGCTGGGCGGACTGAACATCGGCGGTGGCTCGGGACCCGGCGGCGGCGGAACCAGCGTCGGCGTAGACTATCGCGGCACGCCCTACAATCAGGCGGCGCATCAGACCGGGCAAAACGCGCTCTTGGCCTTTGCCGAAGCCGAGAACCAGCGACTCGAGGCAGCCACTCAGTTGGCCATCGCGCAGGAACAGTCTCGCATCGAAGCCGAGCGGGCCAACACCGAACGGGCACTCGCGCAGCTCCAGTTCGAACGGTTCGACTTCGGCCGCGAGGCGATCGGCAACATCCCGGGCTACGATCAGGCGCTGGCTCAGGTGCTTGGCGTCTCGGGCGGCGACACACGCGTCGACCCGACGGGCGTCCTCTCGCCGCAAGACCTGCAGGCGCTCATCAACCTGAACCGCGCCAACACGGGACAGTCGGTCGCCGGCCAGGTCAACCGCATGCGCGACAGCTTCGCCGGCCGCGGCTTCGGCTCGAACTCGGGCGCGGCCGTCATGGCGCAAGCGCTCTTGGAGGCGATCGGCCGCGCGAGCGCCGAACAATCGGCCACGCAGACGCGCGTCGACGCTTCCAAGTTGAACGCCGAGCACATCCTGAACCAGCAAGGCTTGCAGGCGGACATCGAACAGCGCTACCGCCAGGCGGCGCTCGACCTGATCCGCGGTCAGCAATCGCTCCTGGCCGCCTTCATCTAAGGAGCAGTCGATGATCGGTAACTCGTCGCCCAGCGGCTTTGACCTGTTGCGGCACATGAACGAGGCGAACCTCGGCGCCATGCTGGCCCACCGCCGGCAGTTGGCCAACGCCTCGCTGGCCGAGCAGCAGTCCGCGGCGCAGTTTCGCGCGCAGCCTCCAACGCCGAACCGTGCCGCGCCGACGAGCATTCCCGTCTCGGCCTACGCCGGATCGCAGCAAACCCGCGCAGGGGGCGGCGGCACGCTCGCCGATCTGCGTTCCCTGCTCGCGCCGTCGGGCTCCGTGCCCTCGGGATCCAGCGGAGGAAGCGGCACTGCGCCGCCTCGCACTCACACAGGATCGGTCCTGCAGCCGCAAGCCGGAGGCGCGACCGGGCCGACGTCCCAGCCGTCGTACACGAACCGGCACAGCGGCGGACGCAGCTACGGCATGCCCGACCTGGTGGGGCAAGGCTTCGCGATGTGGGACTACGGCGACGGACGCGACGCGCTCCTGCCTCCCACGCCCTCGTCGAATGGCGTACCGGCCTTGATAACGCCCAACTCGGGCGCGAGCCAGTTGCCCGTGGGCGTCAACCCCCTGCGGAACACTGCCCTGCGCGACTTCCAGCAGAATCGGCCCGACCTGCTCGGCGCGCTGGGCATCAGCGAGCAACTGCTGCCCCGCGATCGTGGCTTTCAAGATCTGTCGCTCCAGCCGCAGCAGTCACTGCTCGGACGGATCGGCGACCTGGGAAGCAAGCTCCTGCCTGGCCCGCTGGGAAGTCAGATGTCCGGGCACGGGATCACGCCTTCGCCGGTCGACTCGATGATCGGCAACCTCCTGGGACAGGGCTCCCACCTGGCCGACCCGTTGCGATCGCTGGTGACCGAACGGCTGCTGGGACAAATGCAGCCGGGGCTCTTGCAGGGTTACGCAGGCGTCCAACCGCTGGCGCAACAGAACGTGCTCGGTCAGTTGGCGCAGAGTCCCAACGCGCGCGACCTGCTGGGGACCGTGCTCGGTCTGCCCGGCGCAGGAGGACAGCAGCCGCTTCTGAGCTTCGGTCCGCCGGCGCTGCCGGGCATTCAGCCGGTCGGTCCGGCCGGCCTGGCCGGTCAGATTCCGGTCTTGCCACCATCCGCCGGAGGCGGCGTGCCGCTCATCGGCATTCCGCCCGGCGTCTTCCCCGGCGCCGGCGCGACGCCAACCGGAGGTCCGCAGGGCGGCACGCAGGCCCCCAAGGGTGGCGCGTCCCCAGGCGGCGGAACTCGTGGCAGCGGTTCGAGCAACGGAGGATCGTCCAAATGATTCCCAATCACCCGGTTCCCGCGCCGGTCTTCGGCGCTTTGTTGTTGCAGCGCGAATTGGCCGATGCCTACGGCGGCGGGCGTCCGTGGCGTGGCTACGGCGGCGGTGGCGGGCAGGCCTTCATGCCCGGCCGCGCCACGCAGATCGCCATGGACCGCGATCTCCGCGGACAGTTGCGCGAAGCCGCCTGGGATCGGCACGACCGCTCGATGGCCGGCCGCATGATGCGGACCGCCGCCACGGAGCCGATCGCCGGGCAGACCCCCTACCAGCAGCTCGTCGGTCACAACCAGTTCCAGGCCGAGAGCACCGGCGCGCAGCAAGACCTGATGCGGCAACTCTTCGGCGGCGACGAAGGCGTGCTAGGAAAGCTGGCCACGCTGCAGGCGGCGCAAGGAAACCAGTTGCCTCAGTACCTGGGCCAGCAGGCCGGGCTCGCCCAGCAGGCCGAACAATTCGATCGGAAGTTTGCCTTCGAACAGGCGATGGCCGAGGCCGATCGTAAGCTCAAAGAGCAGGCGCTCGAGATCGATCGCTACCAGGCCGGCATGTCGGACATGGGTATGACACCCGAGTTCGTCGCGTCCGCTGCCAAGGAAGCCCAGAACGTCAAGGGACAAGTGGCCGAGTCGGGAGGCGTCTACCCTGGTCTGAGCCCTATGCTCGACGTGATCTCCCCGTCGGCGCAGAACATGACACCCCAGCAGTTGGGAGATTTACTGCAACGCTCGGGTATCACGCTCGAACAGTTGCGCGAGTACGCCGCCTACAAACCGATGCTGCACGGCGGTCTGCGCAGTCCGTTCGGCTCGCCTCTCACCAACTGGCTCTTCGAATCGTGGGAAGACATGGCTGCGCGGGAGCGGCGGCAGGCGCTGGTTGGTCAGTTGCTCCAACGATTGCAGCAACAACCGCTGCCCGGGCCGCAGGCGCCGGCTGAGCCGGCGCCGACGATGACCGCCGAGCCGCCCCCAGCGCCGCCGCCTGAAGCCCTCTTGCAGATGATGTGGCAAGGCGATTCGGGACCGAAGCTCAACACGGCGCCGCGGACGCGCCGCTAGGAATCGGCGATGGTGCAACTCTATCGACCGCTGGTCGGCGGGCGGATGCTCGGCCAGGCGTCGTCGCCCTCGATGTTCGGCGATCTCTCGCCCGAGCAACAGGACTCGCTGATCCGCAGCGTGGCCAGCACGGTCACGAGCGGTTTTCAATCGCTGGGCAACTTCTTTGATACACCGGGCGGCGTCGTCCGCGATCTACTGGCGCTACAGAATCCATTGCCAGGCATCTTTGATCCGAATGAACGGATCAGCGGCCGCGGGCTCTTGCAACACTACGGACTCGTCGGCCCCAATCGGCCAGGTCTTGATCTTGGAGATGTGGCTGGTTTTGGAACCGAAGTCGTCCTCGACCCGTTTGCTTGGGCAAGCGGCGGCGCGAGCGCGGCTTCGCGGGCAGGTCAGGTCGCGCGACGCGCCGGTCTGATGGACGACATAGTCAAGCTGGCCAGCAAGAAAGCGGGTCGCGTCGTCGGCAAGCGCGAGGCGATGATGACCTCGACGCTCGACGATCTCTTGGGAGTCGGACCCACGGTGCAGCGCTCCGCAGCCGACACCGCCGCGCAGGGGCTTGGTTTGCATCTCGACGATTTGCTAGGCCAGACGCTCGGTGGCGCCGTCGGCCTTGGCCTGCCGTTCCGCGATCCGTCGTTCGTGCTGGGAACTGGTGCCCGGGCGCAGCAAGTAGCCCGGAAACTGGATCGAGCTGGTGAAGCACTGCGTTATGGAAATATCCCGGGCACCAGTTTTTCTCCCGGCTCGGCACTGGCGAGGCTGTTCGACGTGCGGACCGGCGATGCTGCCTCGAGGGTCGGTCAGCAGTTCGTGATGCCGTCGCTGTACGAAGGGCGCCGAGGGGCGCGGGCCGCAGCCCGTGGCGTCGTCGGTGAGTCGGCCATCGATCTGGTGCGGCATGGCGGCGACCTGGCGGACACGTCGCTCGAAGCGTCCCGGGCCATGCGTCGTATCTTCGAAGGCGTCGACGCGGCGCCGGACGAGCTCGCCCCCATGGTCGAGCGAGTCGGCGGCGCGCTGGGGCAGATGGTCCCCACGGCGAAGGAGTGGGGCCTGCGACTCGACGAGCTGATCGATCCGACGATCAACTACTTCCCGCGGCACTGGTCGACGATCGTCAAGCGCGGTCGCACCTCGCAGATCGGCAGCACGTTCGATCCCGCACAGCTCGGCCGGCAGTTCGATCTGCGCCGCCTCGGCGAAGGCACGGACACGTTCATCCAGTTGACCCAGGACCCGCTCGTTCGTGACGCGATCCAGCAAGGGGCGAGCGTCGACGACATCGCGTCGATCATCGGCTCGCAGTACGGCGACCAGGTTCCCGAGCTCTTCGCGCGACCGGTCAAGCGCGGCCGCAAGGCGACCGAGATCAAGATCGCCAACCAACGCCAGGCGCTGGCGAAGCGCCTTTCAAAGATGACCCCCGACGAGCTCGCCGCGGGCGGCTTCGGCAATCACCCGATCGCCGATCTGTCGGCCCGACTGACCAACGGCCTCGAGGCCCAGGACGTCGGCAAGCGGATCCTCTCGAACCTGGCCGACGCCGATCTGATGAAGATGGCGTATCGCACGGCCAAGACCAACGAGCACGTGCCGCTGTCGAAGGTGCTCCGCGATTTGAAGTACCACGTGGGCAACCACCAAGAGGGGGCCCTGCGAAAATTCCTCGAGCTCCGCGGCGTCGAACCAACGGCGAGGAACGCCAAGCTGTGGGCCAAGATGCCGGTCCCCCGCGACCTGGCGGATGATCTGCGCCGCTACTACACCGCCTTCACGGGACCCGAGGCGGTGGGTGAGATCGTCGGCGCGCTCGACAGCGTCACGAATCTCTGGAAGGCGGGCGTCACGACGCCGTGGCCAGCGTTCCACGTTCGCAACCTCATCAGCGGCCAGTTTCAGAACTGGACCGCCGGGATGTTCTCAGGTCAATCGGTGGCCGAGGCGCACAGCGTTCTTCGCGGTGGTGCCGGCGAATCGCTGGCGGACATTCCGGCGATCGCCAAGATGATGCAGGAAAGCGGCGGCACCGCGGCCGACGCGCTGCGCCGGCTGTCACACCAGCACGACATCGTCGGCCGCTTTCAGGGCGATGCCCTGCAACCGATCGGTGGGCGCGTGCCGGCCACGGGAGCCGGCTTCGAAGACGTGCTGGGATCGATGCCGGGCGGCGTCGGCGGCACGCGCCCCTTTGACTTTGGCAACGTCGGCCGCAAGTTCGCCGGGATGACCGACGACACGACGCTCAATCCACTCCGCGCGCAGGTCCGCGGCGTCGGCGGCGCGATGGAGAGTACGCTTGGACCGCTGGCTGCCGGACATGACGCCGGCTATTACATCGAATCGATGAACCGCCTAAGCCCCTTCATCGATCAGCTTCGCAAGGGGATCGACCCGGCCGAAGCGGCGCGACGCGTCAAGGCGGCGCAGATCGACTACTCGCGCGCAGCGCACACGACGTTTCAAAACGACGTCGTCACGCGGATGTTCCCCTTCTCGCGGTTCACAATGGGCGTCGTCCCGTTTACGCTGCGGCAGTTGTGGGAGCACCCCGGCGGCAAGCTCGCGCAGACCGTGCGAGCGGTCAACTCGATCGGCGGCGAGAATCCGTTGCTGCCGGACTACATGGCCGGATCCGCGGCCGTGCCGCTCGGTCAACTGCCGGACGGTTCGGACCGCTACCTGACCGGGTTCGGCATCATGGCCGAACAACCGCTGGGATTCCTGGGCGGCGGGGCCTCTGGCGCGCTGTTGGAAGGCATGTCGCAGATGAATCCGCTGGCCAAGTTCCTCGCCGAGACAGCCACCGGCGAGACGTTCTTCCAGCGCGGCCCGACGGGCGGTCGCGAGCTCACCGATCTGGATCCGACGATCGGGCGGTTGCTGGCGAACGTCACGGGACAGGAGCAACCGGTCTCGACGCCGCAGTGGTTCGAGCACGCGGTCTCGAACTCGCCACTGCAGCGACTCTTCACGTCGGCCCGGCAACTGACCGATCCGCGGAAGGGCGCACTCGGGAAGGCGGCCAACCTGCTGACCGGCTTCCGGGTGTCGGACGTGAGCCCCGCGGCGCAAGACGCCGTGCTCCGCGAGCGTCTGAACGAAGTGATGCGCGCGATGGGCGGTCGCTCGTTCGTGCGGGCGTACATCCCCGAGGAGGAGCGCGAGCAGATGTCGGTCGAGGACCAGGTTCGCGCGCTGCAGTTGCAGGCGCTGATGAACGAACTGGCTCAGCGCGCGAAAGCGCGGAAGCTGGAAAAGCAGGCGACAGCCGGCCGGTAGCTGGTATGATTCGGACCGAAGCAGTTTCGCGTGCGCACGCGTACCACGAAGGAGGATGAGACCATGGCGAAAGACGACAACACCCCCAGCGGCATGCACAAGACCGAAGGCTCGATGGGCGAGCTCGCCAACCGCGGCGGCGAAGGCGGCATGCCCCAAGGCAAGGTCGGCAACGTCGGCAAGGACGGCTCGATGGGCTCCGGCAGCGATCGTAAGAGCAGCCACGGCAGCCGCGGCGCCGACCGCTACTAGACCACTTCTTTGCGCCGTTCTGGCGATTCGGTCAGAAACGCCCAGGGGCTAATTCCCCCTGGGCGTTTTTTCTTGCGCTCTACTCAAGCGGCGGAGGTAGTGGCGGGGCCTCATCGACGAGCTCCGGGTCGATATAGTACCTGTCGGCCAGCCCCGACGACTGGGGTGAGTGACCGAGATATTCTGCAGCAGATCCGCCGCGGAGCTTCGTCAGACTGGCTCCGGTCCGGCGAATTGCCTGCAATCCACGCCGCTTGGTGTCGACGGCGGCGCGTAGGCCAAGCGCCTGCCACTGACGGCGCCATCCGGTGTAGCCAACGCGACTCGGCAGGAGACGGTCGTCGCTCGGATTACGGATAGCCTCAAGCGCGCTGACGGTCTCGTTCCGCATGCGACGCACGACCCGGCGACCGGTTTTGAAAGCCGTGTGAGCAATACGGCGATCGTCAGGAGCCCCAAAGACCTGGGGCCATCTCACCGCGAATAGATCGCTCCTTCGCAGGCCCGTGTCGTAAGCCAGATGGATTCCGGCTGCCTGCAACGGACTGGCGTGCTTGAGCAACGTGACAAGTTCTTGGACCAGAAACCCGCGCGGGCGGTGATCTGGCGCACCGATGGGCCTCACGCGCTTCGGCAACTGGCAGAGCCCTTCGGTCGCGGCCGCCCTAAGCAAGACGACCAGCCCCGCTCGGATCGAACGGGCTGTATAGCGGTTGCGTCTGGTCGCCAGATGGTCCAGGTAGTCGTTCAGTCCCTCGGCTGCTTCCGTGAGCCTCAACGGTCTCCCGCGCCACATTTCGTACTGCCTGGCCGCCCCCAAGTAGAACAGCTTGGTGCGCAGCGACAGGTCTCGCTCCGAGCAGTAGGCGGTGTGCCAATCCAACAGTAACCAAGGATGCGCAATCATGGTGCCCTCTCAGGATGGTTGCGCGGTCCAGCTATCCCTCCCTGCTGTCTCCTTTCGAGCCTTCTCCGCAAACGATGACGTTCCACCAATCAGGCGGAAAACATCCACCCTCTGAGTAGTAGTTACCCAGCCTGGGCACTGCAACCTGGCCCTCAGATTGTGGATCTGGAAGTCGCCGGTTCAAGTCCGGTCAGCCACCCTTAATTGGAAAAAGACGGCAAATCAAGCCTTTTTCGGAGTTTCCCGAACTGAGAAGCCTACTCGCACATGGGCGGGAGAAGGCTGGTACCGCGAGGCCAGCACGTTCTTCAGCCGGAAGAAACTTAGCACTTCTCCCGCCCATATTTTTTCAGGAGGAGACCCATGACGTTCGGATCGTGGCTGTGGCACTGGTTGACAGGCTTTGCTCATAAACCATTGACAACAAAGGAGTTATTTTCCATGTCCACGTCCCGAGAAAAGCTGCGGGCCGCCGCCCTAGGGAAGCGCATCAAGCGGAAAAACCCCAAGGATCGCGTCTTCACGCGCGACCCGCGAACCGAGCCGGCGATCGAGCGAATCGTACGCTTGAACCAGACCCACCGCCGGTCGGGCCTGGGTCTCTCCCAGCGGCAGTTGGCCGCCATGCTCGACGTCAGCCAGGCCCACATCGCCGCGCTCGAGCTGGCCAACAAGCCGCAGACCCCCAGCCTGGAATTCCTCGAGCGGTTGGCCAATGCGCTGGGATGCTCGGCCGCCGAGCTCGTCACGCCAGGCCGGTTCGCGAAACCACGTCACTAGCTCGTATTGGAGGCCTCCGGTGAATCGATCACCTAGCGATGACTACGAGTCGCGACGACAACGGCGGATGAGGCGGTACAAGCGTGATCTCGAGCGGCTTGCACGCGAGGGACAGAAGCGAAGCGATCGCGTACACCAGATCGAGGAGCGTGCCGACATGCCTCAATCCAGGAACGGATACCTGGACCAGGTCGAATGGGAACGAAAGCATGCGTGGAAAGTATGGGCCGCTCTGCTAGTGGCGATCATCGCGCTATCGGTCGTGTGTTCGCGGAATGACCCAGCAGGACCGCGGTACCGCTACGACGATCCTCGCGACGACCCGCACTACGATGAGAATTACATTCCGGGGCTGCCACGCCATTGGCAATAGTCGCTTGGCGAACAGGGGAATCGCTGTCGACTTTTTGTTGTTGACAGTCAGCCTGCACCTGATATCATCACGCCCGCTAAGTTTTACTTTCGGCGTCTGGTCACTCTGACCGTTTGATCGACGCCACGTGGCGGATGGATCACCCCAGGATGCGGGCGCGCTAGCTATGGGCTGCGCGGCCACAGCATGGAGCTGCGCTTGCGCATGGATCGCCTTCTCGCTTCGTCGCCGTCTGCGACATCGGGCACCTTCCACATCGATCGGTGCGGGTCGACTCCGCTCGTACCCACGTAAGGGGAATCGGCATGTTAGACCCGGGCAAACTACTGCCGGCGACGATGCAGGACATCGCCCGCTTCTGCGCGACAGACGAAGCCAAGCGCGAACAGCTGCGCCCAGGCATCGCGCAGCAGGTCGCCGTCGATCTGGTCTGTTACTACCGCGACCTGATCCACGTGGCGATCTGCGTCGACGATGGCCCGCCGCACCTGCTGACCCAGTGCCAGGCCGAGAAGCTGCTCGAGGACTTGATCTACTACACGCGCACGCTCCGCGGTGAGCCCGTCGCGCACGAGACCGACGAGGATGACGATGGCGAAGAACAAGCCGCCTAAACAGCCCGCGCCCTTCAAAGGCCAGCCCGCGCCTGCCGCGGCGCGACCGACCGCCAACCTGTGGGTGATGCTGACCGTGCGCATGAGCCCTGCCTTGCGCGACCGCTTCAAACGGGCCTGCGCCGCCAACCTGGTGAGCATGAACCAGTTGCTCGTCGAGCAGGTCGAGGGACTGTGCCAGCAGCTCGAGCGCGACTACCTCGCCAGCGTGACAACTAAGGAGCGATCAAAATGAAGCTGGGACGCTTCAAGCTGTTGGCGCGACGCACGATTCACGATTTTGACGGACAGCCGTACCTCAGGCGCTGGACGCTCGTCGAGACGCCGTGGTTCAAGCTGATGCTGCACCACATCCTGCGGAGCGACGCCGACCGCGAGCTCCACGATCACCCCTACGACTTCACGTCCCTGATCCTGTGGGGCGGCTACCTGGAGCACCTCGAGCCGCCCGCCGGCAGCGAGCTGAACGTCTTCCGCTGGCGCGAGGTCGGCACGCTGGTTCGGCACCAGGCCGAAGACCTGCATCGCATCGAACTGCCAGCCGGCTGCACCGCCTGGACGCTCGTCTTCTGCGGACGACGCCGGCGGACCTGGGGCTTTAAGACCAAGTTTGGCTGGATGCCGTGGGAGCGCTACGTGGCGCTTCGTCGGCAAGAACTCATGGAAGTGCCTGAGAGGGACCTCGACACGGGGCGGATCGCCTGATCGCCCGCCATTAGGAACGGCCCCGGTCGCGCCAGGGAGGACGTCGGCCGGGCCCTATTTTGGAAGGAGCCAACCGTGCTCGTATTAGCTCGCAAGCCTGGAGAGTCGATCAAGATCAACGACGACGTCACCATCACCGTCGTAGAGATCCGCGGCAACGTCGTGCGGCTCGGCGTCGAGGCGCCGAAGGAAATACCGGTGCATCGACGCGAGGTCTATGACGCGATCAAGCGTCAGGAGCTCGAGAAAGGAGCGGCCTAGCGCGATGGCAGACATCGTCAAAGACGTGACCGTGTCGAAGCGAAAAAACGACGACGAGCGTCCATTCAAGGTCCGCTTCGACCTGGGAGACAGAGGGGCGATCGCGTTCCCCTTGTCCAAGGAACTGATGCGGCGTCTGCAATCCGAGACCGACGCCGCGCTGGGGCCGATCGGGCGCAACGCGCCGGCGAAGAAGAAGCCCGCCGGTAAACCACCCAAGGCCAGGGCCAAGAAATGACGACTGCCCCACCGACGGGTCGCGATCTGCGCGGAAAGCGGTACGGCCGCCTGACGGTTGTTTCATTCGTGGAAACCGTGAAGAGGCAGCGCATTTGGCAGTGCCAATGCGCGTGCGGTCAGGCCACTTTCGTTGCGACGAGCAAGTTGAACGCCGGGCACACAAAAAGCTGCGGTTGTCTTCTTCGAGACTCCGGTATTGCCGCGGGCCACCGTAACCGCAGGCACGGGATGTCCCGTACACCGATCTACAGAATTTGGGCGGCGATGCGAAACCGTTGCCACAGACCAAACGTCAAGGGCTACGACCGCTACGGTGGCCGCGGGATCACGGTCTGCGATCGTTGGCGGACGTCGTTCGAGAACTTCTACGCGGACATGGGTCCGCGTCCAGATGACGGTCAGCGTTGGAGCATCGAGCGGAAGGACAAGGACGGTCCGTACTGTCCCGAGAACTGCGTCTGGGCGCTCGATAAACAGCAGGCGCGAAACAAGAGAGATAACCACGTCTTAGAGTTCCGCGGTGTGTCGCGGTGCCTAGCAGAGTGGGAAGAGCAAACAGGTATCCCTCAGCATGTGATTCGCAAACGACTGAAGCGCGGTTGGTCAGTGGAGAGGGCCCTAACAACTCCAGTTCTGGTAAGGAGCGCGGCATGAAACTGGCTGCTCACGCGCGTCGGTCGCATCTTCCCTACACCGACGAGTGGTATGCCGCGCGGCGCAACTGGTTCGGCGCCAGTGAAGCGGCCGCGGTGCTCGGCCGCTCGCGCTGGGCCACGCCGTTGCACCTGTACCACCTGAAGCGGGGCGAAGTCGAAGAGAGCAGCGAGGAGACCGAGGCCCAGCAGATGGGCAAAGACCTCGAGCCGGCGATCATCAACGTCTATCGCCGCAAGACAGGCTTTCAGGTGGAGGCCCCGGTCCACACGTACATTCACGCCGACTTCCCGTTCATCGCCGCCACGCCCGATGCGCTGGCCGAGGACACCTCCACGTTCCCGGTTGACGCCAAGAGCGCATCGCCCGGCGTGGCCGGCGAGTTCGGGGAGGAGTTTACAGACGATTTGCCAGAGGAATACATCCTGCAGGCCCAGCAGCAGATGCTCGTCACCGGGACCGAGAAGTGTGACTACCCGGTGCTCTTCTCAACGCGGCACTTCCGCATCTTCACGGTCCACCGCAACGAGACGCTGATCGACGCCATCGTTTCGGCCGAGACCGAGCTGTGGCAGCGGATTCAGGACGGCTCGCCGCCCGAGCCGACCTGGCAACACCGTGAAACGGCGAAGCTCGTGCGCGAGCTCTACAACGTCGAAGAGGGGCGCACGATCGAACTGTCGCACCACGCGACACAGCACTGGGTCGATTACGTGCGGCTGGGGCAGAAGATCAAGGACCTCGAGCAGCGTCGCGCGACGGAACAGGCCCGCGTGCTCTACGCGATGGGCAACGCGGCGATCGCCAACATCCCCGGGGGCAAGCGGCAGATCACCAGGAAAGTCGTCAACCGATCACCGTTCTCGGTGGCGGCGACCTCCTACGTCACAGTCAGGGAGCGAGACCGACAATGAGCTTCGAGAGGCCGGAGCGGTTCGAGATAGTACGCAACGAAGGTGGCAGCTTCGATGTTCACGTTGGTGATACCTACGCCGATCACTGCACGTGGGATGAAATGCTCGGTCTGGTTGTCAGTCTGACTTACCCGTCCAGCACAGGACCGCTCTACGCATTACGCACCAAAGCCGAGTGGGACGCTTGGCACCAGAGCATTACGAGAGGAGCTTCGAACGATGAGCCAAGATCTGACAGTTGTCCAGAAGAAGCACAAGGACCTGCGAGGCTACCTGACCCAGCCGGGGATCAAGAACAACCTGATGATGGCCCTGCCGCGGCATCTTGACCCGGACGCGATGATCCGCGTGGCGCTGACCGCTGCAACGAAGCAACCGCTGTTGCTGGAATGCACGCCCGAGTCGTTCGCTTCGGCGCTGATGGACTGCTCGGAAATGGGCCTCTTGCCCAACGGCCGCGATCTGCACCTGATCCCGTTCCTGAATAGCAGGAAAGAAGGCAATCGTTGGGTCAAGCGCTACGAGATCACGGTGATTCCAGATTACAAGGGACTCATCAAGCTGGCGTACCAGTCGGGCCAGGTGAAGAGCATCATGGCGATGGCTGTCCGTGCGGAAGACGACTTCAAATACAAGCTCGGGACGTCAGCCTTCCTCGATCACGTGCCAGCCGACAAGACGAACCCCGGGGCGTTGACGCACGCCTGGGCGGCCGCCGAATTGAAAGAAGGGGGCTATGTGTTCGTGGTCTTGAATGCGTCGGAGGTCGCGCGACACCGTGAGGCCAGTAAGAGCAAGGAGAGTGAGCATAGTCCTTGGAACAACTACCCCGACGCCATGTGGGCCAAGACGGCTGTCAAGAAGCTCTCGAAGTTCATCCCACTGTCGGCGCAGCTCGAGCGGGCGATCAATCAAGACTACAACCCGGATTTTGGCGATATGACGATCCTGCCAGGCGCGTTCACGCAGCCGACCGGAGGAGGCGATGATGCCGAGCCGGAACCGCCGAAGTCGAAGAGTGAGAAGTTGGCCGACGAAGTGAGCGCCAAGAACGGCGGGAAGAAGCCAGCCGAGGAGCCGCCGCCGGAGCGCGAGCCAGGCGACGAGCCGCCTGAAACCGACGAGCCGGCGTCGCAGGGCACGCTCTACGAGTGAGACAACTAAGGGGCTTTTACCAATCTGCCGAAGGAGTACCCATGACCAAACCAACCGTAGGCCGAATCGTGCACTTCTACAGGGATTCGGCCGCGTTCCACGACGGCAACCCGCCGCAGGCAGCGATCATCGCACACGTCTGGACGGATACGTGCGTCAACCTGGCAATCTTCGATGGCAACGGGAAGCAGGTTCCAGAACCGCCGACGTCGGTCGCACTTGTGCACGACGACTCGATTCCGCAGGGTTGCCCGTTCTGCGTCTGGCCGCCACGCGACTAAGACAACTAAGGGGCTCTTGAACCAAGAGCGTCGAGAAGGCCGGCAGCGCGACGTCGCGCTGCGAAAATCGGTCAGGTTACGGGCTGAAGGCCGGACCGTATGCCGCGGGAAGCAGTAACCCGATCTTCGAGCAACGCAAGTGCCGGCGAGAGCCGAGGCGAGCCGCAGCCTGGAACTGCAAGCGGTGCGTTTTACAACCTAGACGCAAAGGGTCAAACCATGAGCAGCGACGTCAACATTCGGGACATCGGGCCGATCGCCAACCTCGGGATTCACTTCAAGCCCGGAGGCGGCGTCACCGAGCTGCTGGGCGCCAACGGGACCGGGAAGACCACGGCCACCAACGCCGTCAACGCGCTGGCCACCGGCAAGGGCTCGCTCCCTAAGCGCGACGGTGCGTTCTCGGGGGAGGTCGAGTCGCAGACCTGGCACGCCCGCATCGGTGTGCGCGCCCGTTCGCAACACACCGGCGATGCCGAAGTCGTCACCCTCGAGGGGCGGCTGAACCTGCACGACCTGATCGACCCTGGGTTGAAGAACGACATCGCGGCCGACACGCGGCGGATCAAGGCGCTGCTCTCGATTGCGAAGGCCCAGCCCGATCCGTCGATCTTCTACGACCTGATCGGCGGCCAAGAGGCGTTCGAAGAGATCGTCGACGCCGACGCCCGCAAGTCGTCCGACCTGATCGCCCTGGCGGCCAAGGTCCAACAGGCGTTGCACGAGAAGGCCCGCCGCGAAGAGTCCCGGGCCGAGCACGAAGACGGTCACGCGGTCGCAAAGCGGGAAATGGCGGCGCAGTTCGACGCCGACCTGGAGCTCGACAGTGGGCAAGCACACGCCGACCTCGAGGCAGCGATCGCCGAGAACGGCAAGCTGCAGGAGAGGTACGACGCATCCGAGAAGGCCAAGGCGGACGCCGAGGAGGCGCAGCGGAAGATTGACGTGCGACGTTCCGGCCAGAAGTATCTCTCGCCCGAGCAGGCCAAGACCGAGACCGCCAAGGTCGGCGAAGAGCTCGACGCGCTACGGGCGAACCAGCGCAACTTGGCGGACCGCATTGCGGCACTCGAAGAGGAACACGCCGCGGCGACACGCTTGGTCGACGCATGCCAGGCGCGCTACGACTCGGCACTCGAACGTCAAGAGAACGCCGTGCAGCAAGAAGCCACGCTGGGCGAGTGGGAGGAAACCGTTCGCAAGTCGGAAGAGGCGGTGAAGCAGGCGCCCACCGAGGAGGAACTGGTCAAGAGCGTGGAACGCGTTGGCGAATGCCGGGCGGCCGTCAACCGCGCCGCAGCAGCCGGTCGAGCTCGCGATCACCTGACCGAAGCCGGCAAGCACGAGAACACGGCCAAAGAGCACCGGATGAAGGCGGCGCAGTTCCGCCAGGCGGCCGCGGCCGTCGACGACATCCTGAGCGAGCAGGTGGCCAAGGTCACGCCCGAGCTGCGTGTGATCGAACAGCGGCTCGTGACCTCGACGGGCCGCAGCGACAACACCCTCTTCGCTGAGTTATCCCCGGGGGAGCGGACCCGGATCGCCCTGGCGTGCGCCGTACAGGCCGTCGGGCCCGGCGGTTTGATTCCGCTCGCGCAGGAGGACTGGGCGCATCTCGACCCCGACGGGCAGGAGATGGTCGACCGCTGGGCCCGTGAGCAGAAGATCCACGTACTGGCCGCCCGGGCGACGCGTGGACCGCTGCGGTGCGTGCCGTTCGGCGCGGAGGACCCGTTCACGTCTGCCGCGGACGAGACGAGCAGCGAGGACACCGCCGCATGAGCAACGAAGAAGCTACGAACCCGTACTACGTGCGACCGCGCGACGAGATCGAAGCGGCCCACGACATGATCCAGCACGTGGCCTCGGGCAAGTCTGGCCTCGGGCTGGGACCGTGCGATCGAGTGGCCGTGATGGCTCATCTGGACGCCCTGTGTTGGATTCTCGGCCACAAGAACGCCCGCTTCGAGGAGTGCCTTTAGACGCTCGCTGCCGCCCTGCGAACGTCGGGCCAGGCGCCACGCTCCACGCGCGACATGAACTGACGAAAGATCGCCCAACGATGACAGCACGCCGCTACGCCGAAGGGACCTCGGTCCCGGTCAACCAAACGCGCGAAGAGATCGAGACGGTGCTGGAGCGCTACGGCGCGACAGCATCGCGGATCACCAAAGGCCTCAAGGCGGTGATCGTCGAGTTCATCGCCCACGAGCGGGCCGTGAGGTTCCACCTGACGCTCCCTGACGCGTCCGACCGGCAGTTCGCCAAGACACCCAAGCAACGCACAGCACGCAGCCCACAGGCCGCACAGCGGGCCTGGGAGGGTGAATGCAAGCGTCTCTGGCGGGCGCTCCTCAACTCGATCAAGGCGAAGCTCGAAGCGGTGCAGTCGGGCATCGCCACGTTCGAGGAGGAGTTCCTGTCGTACACCATCGACCCGCAGACCGGTCGGACGGTGGCCGAGGCGGCGCTGCCGGCGATCGCCAAGGCGTACGAGCAGTCGGGACCGCCACAACTGACGTACGAACCGAGCCAGCTAGCCGAAATGGACTGAGACGATGGCGGACAAGGGACGGTACCGCAAGGTCTACGAGCAGTTCTGGAGCGATCCTGACGTGCGCGCGCTGTCGCGCGACGAGCGGTTGATCGCCCTCTACTGTATCACGGGACCGCAGTCGAACCGGATCGGCATCTTCCTCTTTTCTCTCGCGCTGATGGTTGAAGATCTGACGCCCACCGACGACGCCATGCGACCCGATCGAGACTGTCTGACACACTGTTTCGATAGGGTATGCAATAGGCTGAACTGGCGCTACGACGAGCAGGTGCGCGTGCTCTACATCCCGTCCTGGTTCAAGTGGAACAACCCGGACAACTCGAAGAGTATGCACGGTTTTCTGAAGGACCTGGGTGTACTTCCACAAACACCCCTAATCCAAGAGTTTACGGCGAACGAAGCACACCTGACTGGCCGTGTGCTCGACGCTTTTCGCGAAGGGTGTGCCATACGGTATCCCCTGGGTATGGCATCCCAGGAACAGGAACAGGAACAGTATCAGGAGAAAGATCCCCCCCAAACCCCCCCCTTGCCAGCCAACGGCGACGACAGCACGCCGCAGCGAAAGCCGGGTCAGCCGCTCGTGACGCTCGCCGACATCACGATCCCACGGTCGATGGACACGGTCGAGGTTCGCGATGCGATCGACACTTGGCTGGCGTACAAGCGGCGCCGTCGACAGGGCTACAAGACCGCGAAGCAGATCGAGATGCTACTGAGCGAGTTCAGCGACCACTGCGGGCCCGATGGGCCACGTGCGTTATGCACGGCAGTGAAGCACGCAATCGCTCGAAATTACGCAGGTTTCTTTCTACCGACAGGTTCCCAGTATGGCCACACGCAAACCGACCGCCGAGAAGAAGCCCACACCCGCGGACAACGGCGCGTCTTCGATTGAGCAGCAGACGCGCGCGGCGTTCCAGGACGCGGCGACCGGTCTGCTCGATCGCGGCAAAATCGGCCAGGCCCGCTACGACCGTTGGCGGGCGATCGCCGAGAAGCGCGGCCGCCAGGTCGAGACGTCGAGTCTGAGCGACGACGATCGCCGCGCGCACCGCGACTGGCACGACCTCGTCACTGCGATGGGCCAGCGCTACGCACACGCCTCGCTGGCCAACTTCAAGCTCTACGACCCCCAGCGGCAGCGACCTGCCACGGAGCGGCTGGCGAACTTCATCGAGCACCTGCGCGACTTCGTCGACGCGGGCCGAGGCCTGGTCCTGTGGGGCGAAGTCGGCACCGGCAAGGATCACCTGCTGGCCGTGGCGATCCGCGAGGCCGTGTTCCAACACCATCTGCGGGTGCAGTTCGTCTACGGGCGGAAGCTCTACCTCGAGATGCGCGACGCGATCAAGCACCAGCGGAGCGAGGCCGGCGTGTTGGCGAAATACTCGCAGGCCGAAATCCTGGCGATCAGCGATCCCTTGAAGTCGGCCGGCTCGCTGGGTGACTACAACGTCGAGACGCTGCTGAACCTCGTGGCGGATCGCTACGTCGACGGTCGGCCGACGTGGCTCACGATCAACGTGCCGAGCTTCGATGCGCCACACAAGGACCAGACGCCCGAGGAGCGACGCGACAGCCTGGTGACCGAGGGTCTGCTGTCGGCGCCGGTGTTCGATCGGCTGTGCGACGGGGCGGTCAGGATCCCGTGCCAGTGGGAGAGCTACCGCCAACTCGATTGGGAGGACCGATGATCCAGAATGTACCCCCGGACGGGCCGCAACCGTACACGCCCGAAGAGCTCGAGCAGGCTGAGGCGTTGCTCGATCAGCTCGCCCCGTTGATCGTGCCGCGGCTGCGGGCGGCGCTCGAGGTGATCCAGCGGCTGCCGAATGACGCTCATTGCGGCTCATGCTTCTACTGTCGGCAGATGTCGTCAGGTGAGACTATCTGTGCCTGTGAACCCCCGACGATCATCGACACCTATCCGCGTGGCGTTTTCCCGAAGGTCAACGAAGGAAATATCTGCCGGCACTGGCAGCCGAAGGAGCTGGGATGATCCTCGAAGTGCCCGGGATTCCGGTTCCCCAGCCACGCGCGAAGGCGACCAATGTCGGCGGTCACGCGAGGGTCTACGCGCCGAGCTCAGAGGAACTGCGAACCTTCAAGTCGCTGCTGAAGCTGGCAGCCGACGAGGCACACGAAGGCGGGTTGCTCGACTGTCCGATCAGTTTGGTGATCGAGTGCTGGTTCCCGCGACCCAAGGGCAAGATCTGGAAGACGAAGCCGATGCCACCCTACCCGATGACGTCGGGCCACGGTGGGCGTTATCGGGGCGACGTCGACAACCTGGCCAAGTCGGTCATGGACACGCTGACGAACGTGATCTGGGTCGACGATGGCCAGGTGTGGGACCTGCACGTGCGGAAGTGGGTCTGCGGCGGCGACCAGACGCCACGCACGCTCGTCTGGATCAACGAGGAGCCTGACCTGCTGTACACGCGCGATCACGGTGAACAGACAACTAAGGGGTTATTTTCGTGACGATTGAAGCGGTGCTGAGCAACGAGCGGTCGTGGTGTATCGCCGTAGGCGACTGCCGCGATCGGCTGCGCGCGATGCCCAAAGACTCGGTGCATTGCGTGGTGACCAGCCCGCCGTACTGGGCCCTGCGGGACTACGACATCGAACCGTCGGTGTGGGGCGGCGACGGGGCCTGCCAGCACGAGTTTGCCGAGACGACCCAGCGTTTCGAGATGCGGAAGACGGTGAACCTGGCCCGAAGCGATTACTCGACCCGCGGCGGCGCGAAGAAGATCACGCCCGACCAGGTGGTAACCACCGGGATTTGCCAACGCTGCGGCGCCTGGCTCGGTTGCTTCGGCAATGAGCCGACGCCCGAGCTCTACCTCGAACATGCCGTGGAAATCTTCGAGGAGGTCCGCCGCGTGCTGCGACCCGATGGCGTGCTGTGGCTCAACATCGGCGACAGCTACGCGAACGACGGCAAGTTCGGCGGCCAGGCGAGCGGCCTGCACTCCTACCTCGACGAACGGAACCGAACGCGCGCCGGTCGAGAGAAGCGTCGTAGCGGGTTGAAGCCGAAAGAACTGGTCGGCATCCCGTGGATGCTGGCCCTCGCGCTCCGCCAGGCCGGCTGGTGGTTGCGCGCCGAGCAGATCTGGTGGAAGAAGGCCCCGACGCCGGAGAGCTGCAAGGACCGGCCGAGCCGATCACACGAGCAGGTGTTCCTGCTCACCAAGCGGGCGCACTACGCCTACGACTATTTCGCCATCACGGAGATGGCCAGCGAGAACACGCACAGCCGCGGCAAGGGGCTCAATCCCAAGGCGGCCGCGGTCGACGCCGGCAATCACCACGGCGTACCGAAGGCGAACAACCACTTCTCGGGCAAGGTGAAGGACATCGTGGTGCGGCGTAACTCGCGGAGCGTCTGGCACCTCAGCCCGGAGGGCTACAAGGGGAAGCACTTCGCCGTGATGCCGACCGAGCTGGCCCGGCGCTGCCTGAAGGCGGGCACGATGGAGCACGGCTGCTGCAGCGTGTGCGGCAAGCCGTGGAAGCGGATCGTCCGCAAGGTACGCGTGGCCACCCGAAGCCCGAAGAAGTCCAAGATCGGCGTCCGCGACAACGGACTCTTGCCTCCCCAAAGCCGGTCGCGTGTCGAAGTCGGCAACCGCGATCCCGAGCGGCACGTGACGTCGCTCGAGCACGTGGGCTGGAAGCCGGGCTGCCAGTGCGAAGCCGAGGTCATCCCGTGCGTGGCGCTGGATCCGTTCTCGGGCGCCGGCACGACGGTCATGGTGGCCAGGAAGTTGGGGCTGCGAGCGATTGGTCTTGAGCGGAGTGAAAAATACGCGGCCGACGCGCGGCGCCGCATCATCGAAGACGCGCCCCTGTTCAACAGTTGATCGGAAGGAGTCGTAACGCTATGGCCCGACGTACCGCCCAGTTGAAGATTCCCGTGAGGTTCAACAACGTCTCGATCCAACAGACGACAGCCCGCATCGGCATCAAGATTGATCGCACGAGCCTGGGGCTCTCCGAGGCGGACAATTTCCTCTGCGGCCACCGGCTGAGTTGCCGCGTGCAGACGATCCCCAAGAACGAGGATTCGAAGCAGAAGCACATGTTCGACGGCGGCAAACACACGATCACCGGCGTGTGCGACGTGAAGAAGATCGGCATCTCGCCAGACGAGCTCTCGGCCGGTCTGACTTTCTCCCTGAAGGACCTCGAGAGCGAGCACTCCGAACTGTTGCACTTCTCCAAGCGACAGGGGCAGCTCGAGGTGTTTGAGATCTCGGCGATCACGAAGGACGAGGCGCCGGCTGAAGCTGACGACGATGCTGACGACGACGAGGGGGAAGACGACGGCGAGGAGTAGCCGCCCAAGGTAGGCCGCGGTCGCCGCAGGAGGTGGCGACCGTGCCGGGAGAACGTGATGCGAGAAGCGAACCAACGTGAGACGTGGCGCGAGTCGGCGCCGCTGTTCTGCTGGATTCTATGGGCCGTGGCCGCGCTGGCGATCGCGGCATCTGTCGGCGACATCGCGGTGCACGTGCGCGCGATCCACAAGATCGTGAAGGACGAGCAGGCGGCGCGCATCCGGCGGGACTACGAACAGGCGCCGCACGCACCGCGGCCGGACCGAAGGGACTGACGATGGGCAAGAACTCGGCCATAGAGTGGTGCGACAACACGTTCAATCCCTGGATTGGATGTTCGAAGGTTGCTCCCGGCTGCACGCACTGCTACGCCGAGGCCTTTGCCAAGCGCTACGACAAAGCCGCCTGGGGGCCGAAGGGGACGCGGGTGCGGACCAGCGCAGCGTACTGGCGCGAACCGCTGAAGTGGAATAAGCGCGCGGCCGCCGAGGGAACCAGGCCGCGAGTGTTTTGCGCTTCGCTGGCTGACGTGTTCGAAGACTGGGACGGCCCGATGCTCAACTCGGGCGTCCGCTACAACCCTGTCCCGGTGAAATTCGGCGAGCAGACCGTCGGCTACCGCGCGATGCGGATGGACGACGTGCGGATGGACCTGTTCGCACTGATCGACGCCACGCCGAATCTCGACTGGCTGCTGCTGACGAAGCGTCCCGAGAACATCCATCGTATGTGGCCGAGCAGGCTTCTTTGCGAAGCACCGCACCCAGCCGGTGGGCAGATTACGACTAGGTCTCGACCCAACGTCTGGCTACTGACCTCGGTGGCCACGCAGCAAGACGCCAATCGGAACATCCCCGAGCTGCTGAAGTGCCGCGATCTTGTTCCCGTGCTGGGCATCTCGGCCGAGCCGCTCGTCGGTCCGATCGATCTACGGTCCGACCTGCCGCCGCTGCCAGCCGACGACGAGCACGAACAATGCACGTGCTGCGGCCGCCGATATGAGATTGGCCACCGGTGCCACGGGCATATCGACTGGATCATCGTCGGCGGCGAGAGCGGCCCCAACGCGCGGCCCTGCAACATCGAATGGATCCGCAGCCTGGTCGTCCAGGGCATGGACGCACGCGTGCCTGTGTTCGTCAAGCAACTCGGTGCGAAGCCGTATCGCTGCATCGGTCACGATCGAGCTGCGGCGGCCGGGCCTGGTGACGCGCCGGACTGCTACGGCGACGCCGGCTTTGGATGCCAGGTCTACGCATTCGACAGCCGCAAGGGGCACGATCCCCAGGAGTGGCCGTCGGATCTCCGCGTCCGCGAGTATCCCCAGCCAACAGAGGCATCGCTGTGAGCACGCCGACCGAAGTCAAAGAGCGACCGATCTTGTTCTCGGCCGACATGGTTGTCGCGCTGCTCACCGAGCGGAAGCGTCAGACGCGGCGGATCGTTAAACCGCAGCCGACGTTGCCGTACATGATCCCGCTTGAGCATCACGACGGGACGCCTGGCGCCGTATTCTCGCCCGAGCCTTCACTGCGCGACGGCCTGCAAATTGAGACTCGATACTGCCCGTATGGGAAGCCAGGTGATCGTCTGTGGGTCCGCGAAACCTGGGGGTCAGCAACCGCCACGGACGCTGCTGTGTGCATCGCGTACCGTGCTGACAACGCGGTCTACCACACACTTCACGAGAACGGAGGCGAGGGCGATGCCGTCGCTGTTGATTGGTCTAGCCGCCCCGACTGCGATTGGTGCATCAAGGAGCCAGGGTTTCGCTGGACGCCGTCGATCTTCATGCCACGTTGGGCATCGCGGATCACCCTCGAGATCACTCGCGTGCGCCTGGAGCTGGTGCAGGACATCTCACGCGATGACGCCGAGGCGGAAGGCGTGTGGGTCGCGACTGAACGAGACGATTCGATCGTCGAGGCGGCGATGCGGATGTATGGCAAGAGCGGCCGCCCCGTCGGACCGATCGATTACTTCGCCGTGATCTGGTCGCAGCTCAACGGCAAACGCGGCTTCAACTGGTACGAGAACCCGTTCGTCTGGGCGCTCGACTTCAAACGCGTGGAGGCCTCGGTATGAGCGAAGTCACCCAACGCACGTTGTACCTGGCGCTGACCGACCGCGAGGCCGAGCTGCTGCGGAAGCTCGGCGAGACCAAGGAGCCGGTCGCCATTCGCAACCACACGAATGAACGGAAGACGGCGCAGAAGCTGATGCGGATGGGGCTGATCCGGCCGGTCCACCACGGCAATTGGACAACCAAGTTCATGCTCAAGCGCCGCGGGCGGGAGGTGCTTCATGGCGAAACGCCCGAGTCTCACTGAGCTGCAACCCTGCCCCCACCGCAACGATGAACAGTGCACCGTCTGCGCAGCGCTCGAACGACTGCACGCCGCCTGCCGGGCCGTGCTGGTTGGCCGCAACCCGACCAAGGATCGGAATGAGACCGAGCTCAGAAAGGCGACCGCCGCCGCTGGGAAAGTGATCGACGCTCACCGGAAGCGACTCGAGGCCGCACGACAGCGAGAAGCGGAGTGGCAAAAAGAAAACGACGACTGACAACGAAGCCGGCTGAGCCGCCGCCTCGGTGTGTGAGTCACCTCGACCGAAAGCTGTGGGTCGACTCGCCGTCGACGCGCTACAAGAACATGACCGCGACGACCTGTAAGGTCTGCGGAACGCTGATCGGCTACCGACCCATGTTTGAGAAGGGACCCGGGAAGTGAGCAGACCGCCACGTTTCATTGTCGCAGAGGCGTCGAAGGGTTACGTCGACGGGGTTGGTGTTTCACCAGGACTACTGTCGCAGCGGTTCGAGAAGATCATCAACACGAACTGGGCACGCGGCTACCGTCTTCATTCATGGGAGTTCAGTCGAATCCACGGCGTCGACGACGGCCACCCGTTCGTAAACGAGACCATCATCGCGGTGTTCGAACGCCTGCCCACCAGCCCGATTCAGGAGTCAGTGAATTGATACCACTATCCCCCGACGTCTCGGTCCTCAACTGCGGAGCTGGCGACATGACCTTCTCGTTCGACGAGACCGATCCCCAAGAGTGCGCTCGAGCCGAGCGCGTCGTCAAGGACATGCTCAAGCGCGGCTACCTGCTGTTCGCCAAGGTCGACGGCAAGCTGGTCCGCGTGAGGAAGTTCGACGAGAAGACGCGCGAATACGTGATCGCCGACGGGCCGGAAGTCGCACCGAAGCCGCTCGCCGAAGAAGCGCCTGCAGCGGAGCCGGTGAAACGCGGCCGCGGCCGACCGCCCAAGCGCGTGCCTGCCAAGGGTACTCCGGTCACCGGCGTCGCGCGCACGGCGGGAGGTTGACGTGGCCACCGCCGAAGACATCTCGATCGACGAACTCGTAGCTGGTCTCGACGACGGCTGGGAGGGAATCCGCCAGCTCATCATCGGCGTTGCCGGCGAAGACGGCGAGTGGGCCGGCTATCCGTTGCCGATCGATCACGCCAAGCTCGTGATCGAGCCGAGCCACCCGCTGTACGACAAGCTGAATGATTTCAGCCTGGCCGATGAACCGGACCGCGGAGACGCGCCGACGATCTTCCCGATCAACCATTGGCACGATCGGCGGCGCGAGCGACACGTGCTGCTCTACCACGAAGGCAACGGCCGCGTGAAGCACCACGTCTGGCCGGTGTGGCAGTCGACACGTCGGTCGAAGATGGTCCTCGACACGCTGGGCGCATCGCAGGCCTGGAGCGTGCGGGCCGAACTGACGGCCATGCTGCGCTTGAAGACGCTCGTGAAGAAGGCAGCGTTCCGCTACTACCTGCTGACCGGGACGTTCCTCGAGACGAGCCCGCGGAGCAAGGTGATCTACCTCTTCCGTAAGGGACGGCCGACGCTGGCGATCAAGGGGACGCTCAGCGGCAACGACACGAAGGTCTTGTGCGCGCTGTGCCTGCACCCGATCGGCTTCTACGACGGCACGTTCGCCGGCAGCATGGTGCCGACCGACGATCTGATCGCTCACCTCCTGATGATGCGGGGCGACGAGCGGAAGTTTTGGAGCAAGTGTAACCAACACGACATCCGCGACGCCGAAGCGGGTGTGTAACGGAGTCATCGAAATGAGCGACAAACGCGATCCGCTGCCGATTCACTTCTCGGGCGACAACCCGGTCCGCATTCGTGCCGGCGAGAAGACGCAGACGCGTCGACCGCTCCGCGTGCAGCCGCCGGAAGCCTGCAAGGACGATCGGTTCAAAGCGCCGAAGCTGCGTGAGTCGAGCCAGGTGTACGGCGATGGTTACTTCGCCAGGTGGTACACCAACGATGACGACGGCGGTCGATTGATCGAGCTCCGCTGTCCGTACTGGCGCGGTACGCGTACGCGTCTCTACGTGAAGGAGGCCTTCGCCTTTTCCAAGCGATCTAAACGGCGAGTCGTCTACCGCGCCGATGGCCAGGTCGCGGCGATCGACCGGACCGGCCATCTACGAGAATGCGGCTGGCTCGCAGGCACGGACGCTGACCGCGAACCGGAGTTACGGTTAGAACGCAAGGATTTCAAACCGTGGCAGGTGGCCACGTTCATGCCGCGGCGATTCTCGCGGCTGCTGCTGAGCGTCCGCAGCATCGGTCTCGAACGTGTCAGCCAGATCTCCGAAGAGGATGTGATCGCCGAAGGATGCGCGTCGCGCGAGAAGTTCCTCGAGCTGTGGGACAAGCTCTACCCCAGCGGTCCCAAAAGCGTCGAGGCCGACCCGTGGGTGTGGAAAGTCGAGTTCGTGCGGTGGTTCAAGGAGGACTCTCCCGATCTGGCGATCCTCGAACGCCGCAAGCACCCGAAGTACCAGGAAGCGTTGAAGAATATCAACTTCTGACCCAGGAGCCAACCCATGAGCCAAGTTGAACCAGGCCGTCGACACGAGTCGATCGTCGACGAGATTATGAGGGCGTGCGGCGTGCCGGGCCGCGATCACGAGATCACGAGTCGATCGGTCGACAGCATCCTGCGCCAGCGGATCCCGCAGTACCAGGAGATGGCGTCGATCGAGTCGGTGACAGTCGAGGAGGAGTTTTCGTACGCACCAATTCCTGTCGCCGTCGCCGAAAAGATCGCTGTCGACCGCTACAAGTCCATCGTCGTGATCGCCGCCTACGATCAGGTACACCAGCGCCTTCAGACGACAACCTACGGGATCTCGGCTTATGACAAGGAAGTGGCCGCCATGATGGCCGAGAAGCTCGTCGCTGCACTAGGCATGGCCCAGCAGCAATTGGAAAGCTACGAGGACTATCGGCACCTGAAGGTCGGCTCGCTGAAGACGGAAGTCGATCGACTCAAGCGGATCGTCGACGATCAGCGCGAGCATCTGCACAAGAAGGACACCAGTCTCGCCTTACTGACGGACGAGCGTAACTCTCTCCGCACGCAACTGTCCGAGGTGGGAGGATTGGCCAACAAGCGGCTGACGTTCATTCGCGAGGTGGCAGAAGTCCACCCCAATGCTGTCGTTTTCGAGTTGCCGTGCAGCTTCAAACTCGTCTCCCCGCACGATCAACAGCCGCCCGAGCAAGCCGACCCGCCGGCCGAAACGAGTTGACGCTTTCACGCTACGTCGTCAAGATAACTCCTTAGTTTTCCCTTCGCCCTGGAGAACGACCGTGTCTCACGACCTCACGTCCGATCAGAACGAGCGCGACCCCGTCCCGTTTCCGCCCGGCGCCACGCGTCAGATGGCCGGCAACCCGGCCAGCCCAGGCGGCACGTCGCAGTCGTACCAGTATCCGCAGCAGACGGGTCCCGGGTTCCCGCAGCAGCAGCCGGCGCAATACGGTCCGCAACAGCCTCAGCAGCCACGCTACGTCTATCCGGGGCCGCATCAGCAAGAGACAACCGGACCGCTGCCGCAGCAGCCGTTCTTCCCGCCAAACGAGCAGCAGCCACCCGCGCAATTTGGCTCTCACGCGCAACCGGGCCTCTACTACGCGCCGCAGGCCGACTGGTCGCAGGCGCGGCAAATGCTGAACTATCTCCGCTCGATCGATAAGCCGCGGCTCGTCGCGATGCTGCGTCTTTCGGTCGCCATGCTCGGCATCGAGAGCCCGACGATCGAACACGCGCTGTTGCTCATCGAGCAGAGCGACCTGGCGGACATCTTCGCCATCCTCGACTCCATTCTCGCGCGACTCGAACAGCCGCGGGCGGCCGGCGCCTACCAGCCACTCGGGATTGGAGAAACGGCCGCGATCGTGCAGTTGTTTCTTCGCTTACTGCTCGAGCTACTCCGCGATCCGCAGACCAACGCGCAGACCATCCGCGTGCTGATGGCCGGATAACTCCCCGAAGGATCGGCCATGCCCCGCGTCGGACTGCCCCCCATGATCCGGCACCGTCACATGACGGCCTCGGATGTCGGCGAACGCCTCGGTTGGCATGTGACCGATTACGGGATCGAGCGGACCTGGCAGGACAGCTATGCCGGCGATGGAATCATCGTGGGCATCGCCGATACCGGGATCGACGAGCAGCACGCCACCGTGGGCGACCTGAAGGACTCGATTCTCAACATCGCCGACTTCAGCGGGTCGCGCCGCAGCGGACCACGCGACGTGCAAGGCCACGGGACCCACGTCGCCGGCATCGTCGCCGCACGCTGGGGCAACAACATCGGCCTGGGTGGTGTGGCCCCGCGTTCCAGGCTATTGATCGGCAAGTGCCTGGGAGACGATGGGTCTGGTGATGATCGCGGCGTGGCCAACGCGCTGGTCTGGATGTGCGAAGGCGGCGCGCTGGTCGGCAACTGTTCGCTCGGTTCGAGCGTGCCCAGCCAGATCCTGCGCGAGGCCTGCGAGTATTGCGCCAGCCGCGGCATGCTGATCTTCTGCGCCACGGGCAACGACGGCGCACGTGATGGCGTCGACTATCCCGGGGCCTACCCGTCGACGTGCGGCGTGGGCGCCGTCGATCGACGCAAGCAACTCGCCCGGTTCAGCGACCGCGGTCCGCAGGTCGATCTCGTGGCGCCGGGCGTCCGCATCCTGAGCCTCTACCTCAACGGCGGCTACGCCGAGCTCTCGGGAACCTCGATGGCCACGCCTTGGATGGCTGGCCTGGCGGCGAACCTGTTGAGCTTCGAGCTCGCCCGTTACGGCGAGATCCGCACCCGCACGATGGCCGACTTCCTGGCGCAGATCTCTGTGTCGTCGGAAGACCTCGGGGGCCCGGGCAAGGACACCGAATACGGTCTCGGCGTGCCGACTCCGCTCAAGCTGCTGCGTCCGTCGGAACCCGATCCAACCGACCCCACGCGACCGAACCGCATCGGCGACTTCGACGTCTACCACCCAGCCACGTTCGCCGGCAAGACGGGCATGTTCATCGCAGGACGAGCAGCGTGATGTCGAAGACTCGCAAACCACGCGCGCTGGGGCGCGCGATCCTTGAAGTCAAATGGAAGCGGGAGATCGCCAAGCACGTTTTGCTGTGGGCCACCGTCACTGTGGCGATCGAGTTTTGCCGCTACATGGTCGAGCAGTACACCGCTCGGCTTTGAAGGGACGCGATGACCGACAGGGACAAGAACAACCGCCGACGTCAGGCGGTCAACGACTGGCTCGAGGCCTGGTCGCCGCTGATCGCGGTCGTGCTGATCGTCGGGGCGATGTTCGCGTTGGCCTTCTTCGCAAGGAACACGCCATGAACCTCTCGGCAGCTTGCTTCGCCGCCCTCGTGGCCCTCTCGACGTTCGTCCAGCCGGCCGAAGCGCAACTGCCGCCGCCCGAACGGACGCCGCTGGGCGTGAAGTCAGACGCGCGGTGCGATGCGCTGGGCGAGGAGCTCTTCTTCGAACGCGGCCTGTCGATCAATGGCACGAAGTCGTGCGCCGACTGCCACAATCCGCAGTTCGGCTACTCCGATGGTCTGGTCGTAGCCGAGGGTGTCTTCGGCCGCTTGGGCCAGGTCAACACCCCGACCATCCTGGGCGCCGCGTGGAAGATCCCGCAGTTCAACAACGGTCGCATCCTGGGGCTCGATCGCCAACTGCTCGAGCCGTTGGTGAACCAGGACGAGATGGGCAACCGATCGGTGGAGCAAGTCGTCGCAGTTCTCCGCGCGAACCCGTACTACCGGCGCAAGTTCGCAGAGTGCTACGCCGAAGGGGTGACGGTCTTCACGCTCGCGCACGCGATCGCCAGCTACGAGACCAAGATCGTGGCCCGCGACGCGGCGATCGATGACTACATGGCCGGCGACGACGACGCGATCTCCGACGCCGCCAAGCGGGGCCTCGCCTCGTTCGTCGCGCGGCGTTGCAGCGAGTGTCACCCGTACCCGTTCCTCACCGATCACCAGTACCACAACAACGGGGCTGGCTGGCGGATCTTCAAGAACAACCGCGATCGAGGACGCAACGGCGTCCTGCCGCAGCAGTTTCAAAAGACTGAGTTCGAAGGGGCTTTCATCACGCCGACGTTGCGCGACATCGTGCGGACCGCCCCCTACATGACCAGCGGCCGCTGGCCGACGCTCGGCCACGTGCTCGCCGGTTACGGCCAGGGCATGAGCGACAACGGCCGGGCCGATCGATTCTGCGATCCTCGCGTCCTACAGCAGCCACCTATGTCGGCCCAAGAGGCGGCCGATCTGATGGCGCTGTTCGAAACTTTCACGTCTC